GCCGCGAACTCGGCGCTCTGCCGCCAGGCGACCAGCGTGACGAAGTCGGTTTCTTTCTCGCCATTCGCGCTCTTGAACGGCCGATCTACGGCGATACGCAGCGTGGCCACACTGTGCCCGCTCTGCGTCGTCTTCAGTTCCGCATCGGCGCACATCCGGCCGACGAGGACAACTCTGTTCAACATTCCACTCTCTCCCGAGCCACCACGGGTGATCTATACGCGGCCGTGGCTACACTCCGCGCACCCCCATTCTACCACAACCAATTTATTGTGGCGGGAGTCTAACGCTGCGTGTATAATAGGCGCAGAGGTAGCAACTCCGATGGCGAAGGTGACGATCACCCACTCGTGTGGGCACGAAGAGAGGCACGCTCTTTACGGACGCGCCAGCGACCGGAAGTGGCTGGAGAAGACACTATCCGAGCGGTTGTGCGGCGACTGCTATGAAGCTGATGTAGCGGCCAAACGCGAGGCCGCCGCAGCGCAGGCAGAGGCGGATGCCCGCGAAGTCGGGCTGCCGGAACTGGTCGGCACGCCGAAGCAGGTGACGTGGGCGCTTCAACTCCGCGCCGAGTTTATGGCGCAGACAAGCGAGCGGTTCCGGGAGATCATCGCGAAGATTGCGCGCAACCCCTTCGCTGATCGCGACGAGGGCGCGGCCAGGTTGAGAGGAGCGCTTCAAGCCCCGGGGGCGCTGGATGCGCTCCACTCCGTCCTGGAGACGAGCATCTGTGCCATCGCGGCCCAGCACACGAACGCATCCTACTGGATCGACAACCGACGCCTGAATCTGGACGCCACGGTAGAAGCTGCTCTGAACGAGGTTTTCGACCCGGTGGCCGAGCGCGGTTTGAGCATTACCGACGCCATCACTGAGATCTCTTCTGCCGCAGCCAGAGAGATTGCGGAAGAGAAGGTTGCCGCGTCCGAGGCGGCGCAGGCGGATGCAGAAGCGACGATCCGGCCGGAGAATGATCGCGGCCCGGCGGCGGCACGGGTCGTGTTGACGGGCAACAACATCAATGTCAGCTACCCAGACCGTAGCGATGCTCTCCTGGCTATCGTGCATCGCTACGACTCCGAATGGGATCACGCCGCGCGAGTGCATCAGATCGCGGCGTGGGTGCGTCCGCGCGATTGCGCCGCCCAACTGGCGCACGAACTGCTCACCGCCGGATTCCGCGTCATCATCTCTGACGAGAATCTGCGCGAGATGGCGGCTAGCGGCAATTACACGCCCTGGACCGGCCGCGTCATCGCGAACCTCAAGGACCGGTCGGCCTTCACGGTGCGCTGGCTCGCGCGCGAGGACTGGTTCAATGCGGCTCGCCGTATTCCCGCCTACTACAAGGGCGTGCGCCATCAAGTGTCGGTATCGCCGGCCCGGTGGCAGGAACTGGAAGACTTTGCCCAGGCGCACGGTTTCGAGTTCACCTCTCCTGCTCGTCGCTGGATGGGCGAGCTCGCCGAGATTGAAGCGAGTATCCTGCCGCAGCCCATAGGACCTGCGCCGGAACCGGATGACGAGGCCGAGCCCCCTGCCCCTACAGCGGAAGTGCCCGAGCACCTGATGGACAGCCCGTCGTGAGGCCGGTGCCGCTGGCGACGGAGCTGATGCCGCATCAGCGCGAGGCGGTGGAGAAGCTGTCGCCCGTCCGCGTCGGCGCGCTCTTCATGGAGATGGGGACGGGCAAGAGCCGAACGGCTATCGAACTGGCGGCCCGACGGGCCGAGCGAATTAGCCGCGTCGTCTGGTTCTGCCCGGTCTCGCTGATGCGGACCGTCCGCGACGAGATTTACAAGCACGTTCGAGGTGCGCGGGTCTACGTATTCGACGAGAAGAGCCGCGAAGGGTGCATCCCGTCGGCAGACTGGTATGTCGTCGGGATCGAGGGCATGTCGCTGTCTGATCGGATCATTCTCGCGGTCAACTCGATCATTGAGGACGACACCATGGTGGTGCTGGACGAATCCAGTTACATCAAAGGCCACCGCGCCAGCCGGACCCAGTGGATAACGCGCGTCGGTGCGCGTGCGCACTACCGCCTCATCCTGACTGGCACTCCGATCAGCCAGGGGATTGAGGACCTCTACACGCAGATGCGGTTTCTCTCACCGGACATCCTGGGCTACCGCTCCTGGTACTCCTTTCAGCGCAATCACCTCGAATACCATCCGGAGCGGCGCGGCCAGGTGGTGCGCGCGAAGAACGAGGCGCTCGTGGCGGCCCGGATCGCGCCTTACACCTACCAGGTGACGAAAGAAGAGTGCCTCAACCTGCCAGCGAAGATCCACGTCGAGCGGACCTGCTGGATGACGGCCGAGCAGCGCGCGTTGTACGAGCGCGCGAAAGAGGAGATTCTGCTTTCGGTGCCCGAAGACGATTGGACGAGCACGACCATCTACCGACTCTTCGGCGCGCTGCAGCAGATCACGTGCGGGTTCTGGAACCGCTACGCCAAGGGCGAGGGACCGGAACTGATCGAGGTCGAGCATCACCGCCTGTCCCTGCTGCAGGAGACGCTGGCGCAGCTCGCGGGCGACAAGCGGGTGATCATCTGGACGAAGTACCGGCGCTGTCTCCACGAGATCAGCGACATGCTTGCGCGCGAGTTCGGCGCGCCGCCCGTCACGTTCTACGGCGACCTCAATCCAGAGCAGCGCCAGCAAGAGTTGCAGCGTTGGCGCGAGGGGGGAACCCGCTTCTTCGTCTCGACGCCATCCTGTGGCGGGCACGGGCTTACGCTCAATGAAGCGGATCACGCCGTGTTCTTCACGAACGGGTTCAAATACTCGGAGCGTATACAGGCCGAGGACCGCTGCCACCGGATCGGGCAGACGATGCCCGTCACCTATGTCGATATCACCTGCGAAGATAGCATCGACGAGCGCATCAGCGCAGCGATTCGGCGCAAAGAGAACGTCGTCGAGGCGTTCAAGTCGGAACTGACCGGCGCGGATGGAGGAGGGCGGCGTGCTCTCCTGGATACGCTCTGATGGGCAAGGTTTACCGGGAAGAGGACGTGCTGACGGCCGCACGGAAGCGCGTCAGCTTCGTATTCGACCATTTTGAGCAGGTGGTCGTCTCGTTCTCCGGCGGCAAGGACTCGACGGTCCTGCTCCACCTGGCGCGCGAGGAAGCACGTCGGCGCGGCCGGCAGGTTCACGCGATGTTCATCGACCTGGAATCGCAGTATCGCGTCACGATAGAGCACGTCGAGGCGGTGATGTTGGCAGATCCCGTGGTGGTGCCGATCTGGATCGCGCTCCCGCTCAACCTTCGGAACGCCGTCTCCGTCTTTCAGCCGCACTGGTGCCCGTGGGACCCGGGAGAGCGTGACATCTGGGTGCGTGATCTGCCCGCACACGAAGGCGTGGTGAGCGATCCCGAGGCGCTGCCCTGGTTCCGGCCCAGGATGGAGTTCGAGGAGTTCATCGTGCTCTACCCGAAGTGGGCCGCAGAGGGGCGGACCTATGCGAGCCTGGTCGGGAACTGCGCTGACGAGTCGCTCCACCGCTACTACTCAATCAAGGCGGTGGACAAGAAATGCGCCTGGTGGCACGACGGCAAGCGCGTCCAGTGGAGTGCGCAGATGACCCCGAAGGACCCCAACGTCGTGACCTTCTTCCCGATCTACGACTGGACGGTGTCCGACATCTGGACCTACCACGGCGACGAGGGCATCAGGCACAACGAGATTTACGACCTGATGCACCTTGCCGGAACGCCACTGACGGAGCAGCGTATCTGCCAGCCTTACGGCGACGATCAGCGGCGCGGGCTGGACCTATGGGCGAAGTGCGAGCCGGACACGTGGGAAGCGGTGCTGAACCGGGTCACGGGGGTGAACTACGGAGCACGCTATGCGGGCGATCAATTGCTCGGCTACCGGCGCGGCGTAGGGCTGCCCGCCGGCCACACGTGGAAGAGCTACACGTTCCTGCTGCTGGCCACCCTGCCGGACGTGCTGCGGGAGCGCTACCTATCGAACTTCGCTGTCTTCCTGGAGTGGTGGATGCGGCACGGCTATCCGGACATCCGCGCGGTTCACGACGACGAGACGGAGACGCTGAAGGAGAGCACGAGTCGGCGGCTTCCGTCGTGGCGTCGGCTCGCTCTGACCGTGCTCAAGAATGACTTCCTGGGCAAGAGCCTCTCCATTGGCCAGGTCAAGCACGTCTGGGCCGACGTGTACGATCGCGTCGAGGCCGGAGAGCCCGTCAAGGTGCGGAAGAGCGTCCGACCGGTCTACGCCTACCTGCGCGACGAGTATGAGGCGTATCTGCGCCGTGGGGTCGAGGGCACGACCGTCGAATTGGCGGAATGTCGCGGCAGCCACATCGAGGCGATTAAGGAGCGGTACCGTGACCTTTAAGCCGATCCGCGTCGGGGTCGAGATCGAGTGCGTAATCGCTCGCGATCAGGCCGTCGAGTTGCTCTCGGCGCGCTACGGCGTCCGCGTGGAAGGCGTTCGCAAACTCCACCACGGGTTTATGGACGTGTACCTGACGGGCGGCTGGGCCGTGCATGCGGAGCCGACTGTTCGCGTTGATGGCACTCCGAATGAGCACGCCGTGGAGATCATCAGCCCTCCCCTGCCGCCGGACAGCCCGCTTCTCGTGGGGCTCGGCGAGGAGCTGGCTGCCGCTGGCGCGGTGATCACGCCGACGTGCGCTCTGCACGTTCACGTGTCGGGGCCGCTCGTGCATCCGGCGGGGCTGGTGGCGATGTGTCGAGCGAGCCGAGTTTTCGAGCACCTGGTGAACAAGGAGCGTCGCCGGTGGGCAAAGCCTGTGCCCGAGAACGTGACGATGCTGGGGCGCCCTTCGCTGGACGAGCTGCGCCGCGAGTGGTTCGCTGCCCATCCGGCCTATCGCATCCCGGAGATGGGCGGCGGGCGCCGGCATCCCGCCCGGCGGCGGATGATCAACCTCGGCAGCATGTGGCATCGCGGCACGATGGAGGCGCGGTGGTTCAACGGCAGTCTCTCCACCGCCGACCTGCAGAAAGCCATACGTGACGCTGTCTTCGTCTTCGGCGAAGGGCCGGCTCCACGCTACCCTCCCCCAACCTACAGCATACCTGGACCTTCGATAGGGCGCGGCCACCGTTGACAATACTAACGCTGGGTGTATAATGCCTCTGTCGCCGCAGGTGGCTGGCGATTATCACGAGGTAGCACGATGAGAATGGAACTGAAAACCTACGAGGAGAAGACGCCCAAGTTTTGGTCGGTGATGGGGCCGCAGTTCGCGAGTCGCGCCATCCGCCGGGCGATGCCCTATCTGGCGGACGGACCGGGACACGTCTGGTTTGTGCTCTCGGACCGGCGCGACCCGGACAATGTGCAGGCGTTCATGGCTGCGCACATCGACGACGAGGGCATCGGGCGTCTGCACGAGCCTTACGCCGCATCCGATGCCGACACGCTTGCGCCGCTCGTCATCGAGGCGGCGATCCAGTGGCTTGTGCGCTCCGGAGTTAAGGAGATGCGCGCGAGCTGGAGCGGCAAGAGCGCGAAGTGGTTGACGGCGCTCGGGTTCGAGACTACTGACAGCAAGGGCGGCTACCAGAGGATGCGGAAGGTGATCGCGTCGTGAGCAGCATCGAGCGCAGCGCTATCGCGGATATGGCGCGCGAGTTGCGAGACGCCCTGGGCGCGCTGCCGACCGACGAGCGAATTACCGCTCTCAATGAGGTGCGGGCGCTGCTGCACGAGGTATCCCCCTTTGCCGGAGAGCCTGTGGATTTGGTGCAGTGGCTCCCGGCGGCGTTGGTCGCGCCCAACGACTACAACCCGAACAAGGTTGCGCCTCCAGAGATGCGGTTGCTCCAGCACAGCATCCGCGCCGACGGCTACACGCAGCCGGTGGTTGCTTCGCCTGCCGAAGGGGGCTTCGAGGTGGTTGACGGATTCCATCGGACGCGGATCGGCAAGGAGTGTCGGGCCGTGCGTGACCGGGTGCTCGGGCACTTGCCGGTAGTCGTCCTGGCGGAGAGCCGGCGAGAAGTCGCGGACCGGATGGCGGCGACGATCCGGCACAACCGGGCGCGAGGCGTGCATGGCGTGCGCCCAATGGCTGACCTGGTCGCGGAGCTCATCCTGCAGGGCTGGGACGATACGCAGGTGGCGAAGGAGTTAGGTATGGACGCTGACGAGGTGCTCCGGTTCAAGCAGACCAAGGGCCTGCCTGAGCTGTTCAAAGGGAGCGGTTACAGCCGCTCGTGGGAGTAGCAGATGAGTGATGAGATGACTACCGCGGAAGTGGCGGAACGGCTCGGGGTTGACAGATCCCGGGTGCGCCAGCTCGCTATCGAGGGGCGGTTTCCGGGCGCGTACAATACGAGCCCCGGCACACCGCGTGGGGAGTGGCGCATCCCGACCGCCGGGCTTGCGTCCTACACCGAATGGGCTGCCCAGCAGCAGCCGAGCGTGCGCGAAACACGACCCGGCCGGCCGCCACGTGTCGGCGATGGAGACTAACAGATGAACCAGCACCCGATTGTCACGAGGGAGTTCACGTCCGAAGAGACGGAAGCTCTGACGGCGCTGGCGGACCAGGCCGACGAAGTGCTGTGGGACGAGAAATACGAGAACCGGACTTTCCGGAACGGAATCGCGTGCCACAGCCCGATGATGGGGAAGCGGGCGGAAATGCTCGCTAATCGCATCACGGAGCGTCAGGCCGGGCTTTCGGAAGAGGACAAGGCGACCCACATACGAGCAGTGCTCGCCGGTTACAGGATGAAGATGCCGTCGCGGGGACTGCTGCTCCGGCGCTGCACGGATGAAGAGGACGACGACGATGCTTGAATTCGAGGTTGGGAAGCCCCGTCCGGACACAATGGCGCCGCCCATCGACACGTGGCAGTTCAACGTCACGGTGGTTGGCTACACGCTCGATGCTTGGCTATCGCGGCCGAGCACGGCGGAGGTAGAGGCTGCGCGCGTGGGAGACGCCCGGTTCGGGCTCTACGTGCGCGATGATCTTCTGATTCTCTTGCACAAGTTCGGGCGCGGCCAGTGGGGCGATAGTCCGTTCAACTGGCACGCCGTCCCGGAAGAGGGCCGGTGGCAGCCCGATCCGGAGCTAGGACCTGCGCAGCGTGCGCCGCTTCAGGTGATGATGATGGACCGCGTCACGGGCATCATCGAGACGATGAGGCTCGTGACGTTCTCGCCCCAGTTCTCGACGGCGCTGAACCGCGCCATCGCCCGGCAGATCGCGCGCGGACCGTGCAGCGAGGCCGATTACGACGCCCAGCTCGCGCGGGCGTACCGGCTCTATCCCACGACCGACGCCATGGCGAAGGCCGCCGACATCACGTGCAAAGGTGGCGAGTGATGATCCGCACTCGCGTTACATGCCCAACCGAGAGGTGCCGCGACTCGCTGGTGAGTGCCCTGCGGATTCTGGACGTGCCAGCAACCACGCTGGTGCCCGATCCTCTGCCGGAGGTGCTCTCGATACTCGCCCCGCAATCATTCCTGCCCAAGATCACCCGTCACCTGCGGAACAGCCCGTACGTGAAGTCTTACTTCTGCGGCCTCCCCGACGGCGAAAGCGAGCACGGCTTCGGGCGCGCAGGCAGCTTCCCTGGGACGGTATGCACTATCACGCGCACGGGACCTGATAGCTTCTACGCTCAGGCCGGGCCAGGGCGATTGCCCGCCGAGGACGACGAGGAAGAGCGGGCCCAGCCGTGAGCACCACCACACTCGACGACGCCACGCGCGCCGTAATCGCAGCGTGGGAGCGCCTCGCGGAGCCGGCGGGGCTGCTGGAGTGGCTGGAGCAGAGGCCGAGAGGCCGTCGGCGATACGTCGCATACCCCCTCCATGTCACCGAGCGCGAGTTCCATCGCTACCTCAATGATGGGCGCGAGGCTGATGTCCGGCTCACTCTCTACTTGGGTCGCATCTACATCGAGTTAGCCGAGTTCAGCCCCGCCTTAATCGTGCAATTGCCAGCGTCGCAATGGGTCTCGCGCCTCGTCCAACGGCTTCTCAAATCGGAAGGTCACGACGCAGAGATGAAAGGGAGCTCCCTCGCAGCGCTGATCCGCGAGACGCTAGCGGAGGAGACCGCAGCAGCTGGGTTGCCGCCAGCGCGGCGCACCACGCAGGCAATGCTAGACGCCATAGATTCCGTTCGGACTTTGCAAGATGGGATGCAATCGGCGTCCGGCGAAGATACGCCTCGACTGATTAGGCAGGCTAGAGGTGGCGAATGACAGAAGCAGAAATCGCGGAGCTGCGCGCAACCTGGGAGAGCGACGCCGCCGCCGCTCGGCAGGCGCGGATCGAGGTGAGCGAGGCCGAGGAGCGCTGGCGGGATGCTTACTTCAAGGCGCAGCCGGCGTACGAAGCGCTCAAAGCTGCGGAGCAAGCGGCGGCGCGCGAGTCGCCGAGCTGGCCGGGGATCGGTCTCTACGAGGTGACTGTGACGCACGGCACGCCTGTCGCCGCGACGCGAGGCTTGGCGCGCGACTTCCCGGGCGATGCAGAGGGGCCGGACGAGGGCGAATGATCGCCCCTCAGAAAAAACTTCTGCGGATAGTTGCTATTACTAACGCAGGGTGTATAATGAGGTGTAGCCGGCCGGAGCGATCAGGCCCCGACCGGCCGAGCGCCCCACAGGAGGGGGCACACATGGATAGTATCAGCAGACTGGTCCGAATCTGCCATCAGGCGGCGGAGGGCGCACATGCCGCACGGAGGGAAGCCATCGACCACGCCGAGGGCCTGCGAATCTCGTCCGGCGCTCTTTCCGAGCAGGAGCGCTCCATGGGCGCTTCCAAGGCCCTGATTGCTGCCGAGCGCGCCGAGGCGGCGAAGCAGTTCGCGCGGCGGTGCATGGGAGCCGCCAGCCGGGCTCGTCGGCTCAGGCCTGAGGCGACTTACAGTCTCACCTTGCTGATCGCAGACTGCAAGCACGCTGCTGATTGCGCTGGTGTGGCTGCCACCCGGGCACGCATGTCTGTCCACCACCCGGAAGATTACGCGGCGCTGCACGCCGAGACGCTCCCGCCTACGGATTGGCTGGACAAGTGGAGTGAGGGATTCCTCGGCCGCACGCATGATGGCTGCCCCCCGGCTGCCACGCAGGATCAAGAGGCCGGGGAGAGAGGCGGCCCGATGAAAACGACCCACACCGGTTACGCCTTCGACGACCGCCCCTGCCACGTCACGCTCGACAACGATTGCGCGCTCCCCGAGCATGCCGAGGCCCGCGTTTCGATCACCATGAGTGATGACGAGCTGGCGGGCATGCTGCTCACCCCAGCGGAAATCGAGCGCCTGGCGCGTGTGCCGGGAACGCGTCTCCGGCGGCTCGACGGCGATCTGCTTCGCGAGGCTGCCCGTATGTGCGGCTGCGGGATGCTTCTTCACCGCGACGGCGAGTGGTTCGCGACGTATCTGCCGACGGCGCGACAGATGGGAGTGGCGGCGGCGACCGAGTGGCACGGCCGCGCGGCAGCGGTGGCCGGCTTCCGCAAAGAGTTCAGTGAGGTGGCGCTGTGAACGACACATTCCGACGCCAGATCTACACCGCCCAGCTTCTTGCCGAGCACCTCGGCCACGAGTGGGCATGCGCACTTACGCCCGAAGATCTGCACGAGATCATGGCTGACTGCAGCGACATTCACACTGCTGTCGCCGCGATCTCGGATGCGACCTTTGCGCGGCGCAGCGAGTACTCGCTGCCGTGCGGCATCACCGCGCCGCACGTCCAGCCGGATGGCGTTATTACCCACGCCACGGGGACGGGCCGGCTGCGGTGGCGGATCGACACCGAGCGGTCGATCTGGCTCTCGGTGTGGCGCCCTCGCCGCATTGAGGCCGCCTGGACAGACGGGGCGCTGGAGGCGGTGGAATGGGGACATCCCCTCTGCTGCCATTTTGACAGCTCCGACCTGGCCCTGTGCGCTTTCCAGCGCGACGGGGCGGATTGGATCTTGATCAGGCCCGTCGGCGGCCCGGCTGTCGAAATCCGCCACAGCCTGGCGCTCGCCAATGCGCTGTGCGCCCTGAGTCCTTCCGGCGATGTCAACGAAGCGTTCTACCGCGCGGGGGTTGAACTCCCCGCCCTTTGGGACGCTGATCCATTGCCTGAGGTGGTGCATGCCTGAGCTCGACGAGGCACATGAGACAGCAGACTTCTGAAGAAACAGCCTGGTGGAATGCGGCCTGCGCTTTTGACGACGCGAGAATGCAGCGGGACGATGCAGATGAAACCTTCCGACGCCATGGCGGGGTGAAGGCCTGGAGCCGACTGCAAGCCGCCGAAGCCAGGACCGTTGCGACTCTCGCTGTTCTCCGCGCAGCCGAAAGGTCCGTCGGGTTCAACGAACCACGCTAACTCCCGATCTCACATTCATGGATGTGGCTGTCACGAATTGCTGACAACATGCCTCTAAGACATGAATCCGCACTGATAGGAGTAGAGGCGTGAACTGTCAAGTAATCCTTGACAGTTCACGCCTAACGCAGCGTCCAATCCGCCGGCCATCCGTTCTGACAGAAGATCCAGACTTTGTTCTGCGCCTGCGCTTCGGCGGCACTTCGTATCGCCGCGCGCTGCGCCTCGACGCCGGCAGCGCCGAGCTTGCCGTAATCGAGCGAGATGGCGCCGACGTGCTGGCCGCGTGGCGAGATGGCGCGGACCGACGCAAGCTGCCCATCCCACCGCCATGAGGCGTAGGTGTAACCATCCTCGGCCCACCATGTCCCGCCGGCGCCGGAGTCGAGGATCGGCCGCGCGAAATCGCGGCAGCCCTCGCGCCGCCCTTCAAGGATGAGGCTGCCGGCGATGCCGGACGGGAGCCCGTGATGACCTGCGCAGGCCACAAGTTGCTCGGCGCGCATGGCGATTTGCGGATGTGGCTGCCAGTTCGCAGGGTCGCCGGGCGAGGCCTCGCGCTCGACGTTCCAGATCATGGAGCGCGCGCCGTACTCGCGCCCGATGCGGGCGATTGCGTCGATGTGCGCGAGGTAGGTTCCCCACGCGCCGGAATCTGACCACTCCGGAAAGAGCCCCCACGCGTTGCCCCGCACCATACCGTGCGTCTCCGCCTGGAGCGCCACGTGCAGTTCCCCGCCTGCAGGCAGCGCGTCGGCTGCACGTGCCACGAATTCCTTGATCCGCCCGACCTTGCCGTACTCCGGGTGGCACGGGTCCAGCCGGAGCAGGAATCCGGTCACACCTGCGGCGGTCCACTGCTCGCGGGTCAGCGCGCCGACGCGTGACTGGCTGCCGTAGTAGAGCAGATTCACCGGTCCGGCGTAGTCGCTGGACGGCAGCGCCCGCACATCATCCTCGACCCGGTCGCGCTCCTCGCGCCGCGCCTGCCGCCGCGCTCTCCGCCGCTCCGCGATCTCACGCGCACTGCGCTTTACTTTCGCCACTGCCGCTCCCAGGTTACACATGCCTCAATCTGCCGATCTAGCGTGCGCGGGATGGGTAGTGGGTGAGTCCGACGCCACATGCCACCAGTCCGAGCCACCCCCGCCGCCTCCTGCCTGCTCTATACGCCGGGCAGCGAGGGCTACGCGATTGAGCAGGGTTTCGACATCTACGACGTGCCCGCGCACAGGCTACCTCGCGAGCGCGACTACCGGAGCGGGCTGCAGGCGTGGAGCTACACGCCGAGCATTCGCGCGGTGCCCGGACGGCCGGGGAAGTGGGAGCCGTCGGTTGAAGCCATTCCCGAAATCGGCGTAGTCTGCCCACGGCCGCGACTCGTGATGGCCGGCGTGATCCTAAGCCAATTCGCATTCTACGGCGGCTCATGGGAGACGCTGGCGCGCGCGCATCCGCCCAGGGTGACGCAGCTCATCCAGTACAAGACGGCCGCCGATGCCGTCTGGCGCGCGGAGACGGTAGCGAACCTCGTCGCGAACCCGAGTATCGCCTTCCTCATCCACCGGATGGAGAGCCACCACAACCACACGGAGACGAGCCTCCCGAGCTACGCCGAAATCGTCGTCGGCGGTGAATGGTCGATCCGCTTCAGCGCCTCACAGACGGCGGGCATCTGGCGCTACATCGACGGGCAGTGGCGACAGGTCGCCCCAATCCGGATCGATGCGCGAGAGCCGACGATGGTCTGGTTCTGCGTCCGGCGCGGCGCGGTCTGCATCAGCCTCGACCAGGGCGAAAGCTGGAACATCGTGCGCGGTGAGACGGCGATCTCCGTCCCGGCTGCAAAAGTCGTGCTCGAAGGCGTCGGCGGCCAGGTCGCCTTCTCGGCGCATCAGCTCGCCTTCGACGACTGCAGCTACACGACCTACCCACATCCCGTGATGGAAGAGCATATGGGGCCGCTCCACCTGGAGCTAACGGCCGTCTCCCGGCCCCTGGGAACGTCGATCCGTATCGTTGAGGTGGCAAGCCCGCCGGCTTCGGTCGCCTACCGCGTGGAGATGACATCCGCCATCGAGGCGACCGGCGCCTTCGGGTTCAACAACTATCGAGTGCCCGAGGTTTACGCCACGCGCTGTTACTACCAGACGGCGCTCCAGTCCGTCACGCCGACGAGCGTCGATCTAGCGAGCACTGGCCAGCTCGTGGGGATCGAGCTCCACGAGGACGCCGACATCACGAACGGCGCGCGGAGCGGCTCGATCTCGATTCACGTCGATGCCGGCGACACATTCAGCGGAGTCTACGGGTTCCGGATGGTCGGAATCAGCTTCGGGCACCGGATGGACGACGGCACCTACCAGCTCACGAGCCGGGCCACCATGTACATGATGCATCCGGAGCCGACGGCGAGCGACGACTGGCGGGCAGGGGCGACGTTCGACCTGGCGGACCTCTGGATACGCGCGACGAGTATGGTCGTCGATGAAGGCTGGCGACCGCTTGATGGGCTCACGACGACGGCGGCGCGAGACTACATCCTACGGAAGATGGGCCTCGACACGGCGCGGAGGAGCTGGCTCGCGACGGGCGTCGTGCTGCCGGCCGGACCGCCGGACGATCCGCGTTGGTGGCCGGAGCCGGGGATGACCGCGGCCGACCTCTTCGGGGCGCTGGACGTGTTGGAGAACACGGAGACCTACGTGAACGCCAACGCGATCTGGACGAACCGCGTAGCGCGCTACACCGATGCGGCCGTAGGTTGGATCTACGACGGAGAAGCCGTCAACCCTGACGTGGCGGTGCGCGGAATCCGCTACCGGGCCGAGCATCGTGACGTGAAAACGGCGACACTCGTTCACGCGCGCGACTCCCGAGGCGGCGCGCTCTGGGCAACGTCGATCAACTACGGGCTGGAGCGCGCGCCTGCCACGTCGGGGTTTGTCGGCTGGCGCAGGTGGAACCGGCTGGACGGAGCGGCGGTGACCTCGCTCGCCCAGGCAATGGCCATCGCGGGCTACCAGCAGGCACTCATCGACGACGTTCCGCTTGTCGCGGAGTTCGACACTCCGGCCGATCCGGCGATTACGCGCGGATCGCGTATCCAGATCGTCAACTGCGAGCAGGTTGGGATTACCGGTACGGAGCATTTTCGGGTCGAGGAGATCACCCACCGCTGGTCTCCGGTGAACACTGACACAGTTCAGACGATCCGCGCGCGGAGGATCTGGTAATGAGTTGGTCCGGTCTCTCGAAGACGCTGCCGGCAGCGCAACCGCTGTCGAGCGCGGCCGCTCGGATGGGCGCGCAGCCGATTCCCGGCGGGGGCGGGGGGCTACCCGTCACGACATTCAACCCTCTCACCGGCGCATCCGCCCGGAACGCGATCTGGGACCTGACGGGCTCGGGCTGGGATCAAGGCGTCTGGGGCGGTCAGATTCCCTGGTTCATCGCGCGCTTGAACGATAGCCTCGAACTGCGCGCGGGCCAGGGCAGCGGGACTTACACACGCAGCGGCACGACGACGCGCGTGAACGACCAGGGCACGACGGACACCGTGGCAGCGAACACGGCTCCCTTCGACTGGATCGCGGGCCCGGCGGGCATCTCCAGGTATGCCTTGCGGTGCGATCTGTCCGGAGCGGCGCTCTCCTACCCGACGGATCGCAACATCCGGCGCACGCAAGGCGGGATCAGCCTGTGGTTCCGAACGGTAGCGTCCGGCGGTGGGCCGTTTCCGACTCCCCTGTACGATCGCGTGCTCTGGAGCTGCGGTGACTGGAAGCTTTCCATCCCGGCCAGCACGACTACCCTCAGGTGGCAGGTCACACTGCAGGACGGCACAACGGCCTCTGCCGATTTTGGCGTGAGTGCGTGGGTAGTGGGTGAGTGGCGCCACGTGGCGGCGGACTGGAGCAGGGTTGATGGATCGGTGCGCATCTGGACTGATGGCGTGCTCCGAACCACGACAGCCACAGCGCAGCGGTATGCCGAGTTGGCGGACCAATGCACGGTGGGCCACGCCGCGACAACGTCGCAGCAGTGCGACGGCTACATCGTCGATGCCAGAGTGTGGCCGGTGCGGTTTACAACCACCCTGGCGTCAGCAGTTTTTGCTGTGAAAGCCTGAACCTATGCCGATTTCCTCTGGAACGCCAGTCAACCGAAGCGGGAGCATCACCCTGGGCGGCACGGCCCAGGAACTCGCCGCCGCGAACACGAGCCGCAGCTATCTCTTCGTGATGAACATCGCGGGCGAGGATCTCTGGGTCAACTTCGGGGCCGTCGCCGTGGCCGACCAGCCGAGCATCCGTCTCTACCCGGGCGAGGCGTACGAGAACCCGCCGCACTGGTGCCCGACGGGCTCTGTGAGCATCATCGGCGCGACCACCGGCAGCAAGTTCGTCGCGAAGGAAGCCTAACCGATGCCCATCTCCAGCTCACTCATTCGGCCGATCCCGCTCACCACCGCGCAGCGGCTCGCCATGACGCTGCCGGAAGGCGCGATGGTCTGGGACGCCGATTTGAACATGATGTTCGCTCACGACGGGACCGGCTGGCAGTGCCTCACCGAAAGCCTGCTCACCGGCTGCCGCGCCTTCTGGAAATTGGATGAAGCGTCCGGGACCCGCGCCGATGCGACAGGCAACGGGCATACGCTCACCGACAACAACACCGTAACGTCCGCCGCCGGCAAGGTGGGCAATGCTGCGTCGTTCGCGGCCGTGAACAGCGAGCGGCTGACTGAGGCGAATACCGCGAGCCTTCAGTTCGGTGACCAGAGCTGGACACTCAGCGCCTGGGTCAACCTGACGACGAAGACCGCGATCCGTCCGATCTACGCCAGGGATAACAACGCCGCAGGCCAGCGCGAGGCGTTCCTGATGTATGACAACACCCCGGATCGGTTCAGCCTCTACGTTTTCCACAGCGGCGGCAGCGATTTGCTGAACGCTGATGTGCTGGGCATCCCGGCGGTCTCCACCTGGTACCACGTCCTGGCCTGGAAAGACAAAGATCGAGGCACGATCAACATCCGGGTCAATATGGGAGCTGCAAATACGATGGTGGCCAGCGGTCCGGGGCTCGCGGTGGCCATAGAAACCCAGATCGGCGCATGGTCCGGGAACTTCATGGACGGGTTGATCGACGCTGTCGGTTTCTGGGCGCGGACACTGACCGAGCCCGAGATGGCGACCCTCTACGCCGCCGGGCGCGGGAGCCAATTCCCCTTCCGGAGCTAGTAGACGATGGCAGCTAAAGACGCTGACGGCGACGTGGCGGGTGTGATCGCGGCCGTTCGCGCGTTTCAGGGCAAGCGCTCCGGCCGCTTCCTGCAGCTCCCCAAGTCGCACGCCGTCCCGCCGGACGCTACCACACCTGCCCCGCCGGACGGCGCGCTGACGACGATAGCGGGCGAGGACGGCAAGTGGCTCGATACCGCGGCTCTGCCGGCCTTGATGCGGTGCGCGGTTGAAGTCCACATCTACGAAGGGCCGGACGGCGTGGGATGGGTGGCCGAGGCGCGCACGCGCTCCGGCGGGAAGCGTTACGTGAAACGCGCCAACTTCGGGCCGGAGCGGTGGCGGTCGCACGAGTGGCGTGAGGAGCGGATAGCCTGATGGCGAACGAAATCCAGGCGGTCTCCGCAACCGGGATCACGCTCTACGCTGTCATCCGGCGCGCATCCGACGGTCAGTTCTACAACACCGTCACCCCGGGCTTCGAGGCGTACAACGCCGCCAACTGGGTCAACTACGATTTTCCGATGGCGGAGCAGGGCGCAAGCGGCACCTACTACGCGACGATGCCCGCCGTGGCTGCCGGCGTCTATCAGCTCGACGTTCGGATCAGGGTCGGCGGCGCGGTGGCCGTCAGTGATCCAACAGTCGGGGCCGGCGAGCTCGATTGGGACGGCACGGCCCCGACTGTGGCCGCAAGCCGTGGCCAGATCGCGGACAGCGTGTGGGACGAGGCGGTGGCGGATCACGTCACGGCCGGGAGCACGGGCGCGGCTATCCGCCTTTCGCGGAGCCTGGCGGGCAAGTGGGTCGTCTCGGCAAACCAGCTACTCATCTATGACACCGACGGCGTGACGCTTCTGGCCACCCAGAACCTTACGCCGGCCGGAGGGCCGTTCACCGCGAGAACGCCTGTCTGATGAGCATCAACGCTATCGAGGCGGTCTTGCTGCTCGGGCTCGCTCCGACGGCGGCAGGAACGGCCTCGGCATCGCTGTGTCGCATCTCGGACACCCTGTACCTCAATGACTCACCGGTGTCCGGCGCGACCGTTTCCGCCGCCCTGTCCAGTCCTCCAGGAGAAAGCGGGAGTTGGCAACTCTCCGCCGGGGCGGAGGAAACAACCACGGACGCCACCGGCGCGTGGCATCTGGACCTGGTGCGCGGGCTCTCCTACCGCCTACGCATCCCCGCCGCCGCAGTCAACAGCCTGGTCACCGTGCCTGCGCAGGCGACGGCGACACTCCGGGATCTGATCTAGTCGGATGCCTACCTCTGATTACGTCCTCAACCCGTCGGTCGCGAGCACACTGGTCGCCAGCGCCGACTACAACGAAAACATCCACGACGTAGAGGACACGCTGCTTGCCACGGCGACGGGCGTCCTGTCCGGCGCGGCCGTGACGAACGGCGGAGGGCTGGTCGCCAACGTCGCGCTCGGCTCTTTCCTGCTGGGCGTCAAGGTGACCAAGGCCGCGACGACGGTCGCTCTGGCGGCATCGGCTACCAACTACATCTTTGTAGTCACGGACCCCGACCACGCGGAGAAGGCGGTCTACGTCGCCAACACCACGGGGACCCCACCGGCCCGGTCGGCGCTGGTGGCGACGGTCATTACAGGCGCCGCCACGATCACGACGATTGACAACGCGCCGGCTGGCCGGAACGACGTGACGGAGCTGGGCGCGCTCTCCGAGCGGGTTGACGGCACGCTGGCGAAAGCGATCTCCGGCGCCACCGTCCTGACGGCGGCGGAAGCGGCGCATCTCGTGATCACGCTCACGGGCACGCTTGCGGCGGGAGCCGATCTGACGCTGCCGACGACGGCGGGCAGGCGGTGGATCGTCGTCAACAGCACGACGGGCGGATTTGCGGTCACGGCGCGGACGGCTGCCGGTACGGGAATCGCTATCGCCGCCGGTTTTGCGGGGGCGGTGCGCTGCGACGGGACGAACATCGTCGCGGATGGGCCGCTGGTCACGGCGGCGGGCGCGGTCTCGATCCTCGGCGCGCTTACAGTCAGTGGCGCTCTGACGGCGAGCGGCGCGCTCACGGTTACCGGCGCTCTTACGCTCCAGGCGGACAGCACGCTGAACGACGGGGTAGACCTGGCGCTTGGGACGACGACGGGCACCAAGGTCGGGACCGGGCCAACGCAGAAGTTCGGGCTCTACGGTGTCGGGCCCGTGGTCCAGCCTGCGGGAGCCGATCAGGCTGCCGTGGTGCTCGGTAACACCGACAACGAGATCGGCGGCCTTGTGATCAGCGCCGCTTACAGCCAGGCCGAGGTAACGGCGCTGCGGGACAAGTGCGAGGAGCTGGCGGACGACGTGCGCGCACTCTCAACGCTGATCCATGCAGAGCGAACGGCGCTCGTGGCCGTGGGCGTGATGAAGGGCGCAGCGTAGGCTAGAATCTCCAAGGCCCGCTCTCGATGCGCTTAATCTCGACGTGGGCCACGTGGGGCATACCGAAGGCGAAAGAAGCCGTGTGGCCTTCGCCCCTCGGCTCGATGTAGCGGTCGCCTGGTTGCACACACCCTGCGTCGGTCTCTGCAACGAACACGCAGAACTCATCAGTCTCCTGCAGCGTGTTCCCTTCGCGGTCCTTGACTACGATGGATGCGTGAACCTCGCCTATGGGGGTCTGGCCTGTGTTCGTCCAGTCGATGTAGACCATCGCCATCTGTCGTCCGCTCGGGTTGGTCCAGGGCTCCAGCCTCACTCGGTCCAGCCTTACCGCCGTGACGGGGTCGGGAACTGGCGCGGGTGGCGGTGGCGTCCAGCCCGGCACGACGATGTTCGGCGGCGGCGTCGGATCTGGCGGCGGGGGGGTCGCGGGCGCGGATGGGGCGGGCGAGTAGTCGGGGCCCGGATCGGGCACTGGGATGGGGATACAGCAGCAGCCCGACAGCAGCAGGGATGCTGCGGCTGCGGCGACGGCAAAGAGGAAGGACGTTCGCAGGCGCATCTCTGGCTCCTGGGTGGGACAGGAGTCTGATTATGAGAGGCGCGCGCGAATCCCTCCCCTGTTCACCAACTCTGACTAGACCGGAGATCTATTAAGGGTTCGGGGCGAAGGCTGAATAGCGGGTCACTCGCGCCCCCAGCCCTTCTTCATCCTGCGGGCCTGGTCGGACATCACGACCCATTCGAGCGAGGTGATACCGAGAAGACGGTGGGCAAGAGGAACGGTGTCCGGTTCGTCGGACCATCCGGCATCCTCAAGATGCTGCTCGACGGTCCGCGCTATCGTGAGCATCGCGCGGTCATCCTGCGTCGTGTCCATCGAGAGCGCCTGCATCGCGGGCGAATACTCGCGCATCAGCGCGTCCATGATCGCGCGGATTTCGCGAGCGGTGAAGCGCTCGTGGATGGCCTTCACGGACTTCTCCGTGATCATGAACCAGTCGAGCATGTGATCTTCAATGGACTGGCCGTAGGTGTCCTGAACGAACGTGACCGTCGAGATCATCTGCCGCAGGTAGCGCGACCTGGTCAGGCCGGCGACTACAGCGCGCTCGGCGATCTTGTCTGCCATCGGGCGGGGCAGGCGGATCGTGACCGAGCGCATCGCTCGACTCGTGGGGGAGATTCCATATTTCACCTACGTGACCTCCAGTCCTGGCCTGGCCCGTTACGGCGCGTGCGGCGTCGATCCCGGCTCTTTTCGGGCTGCTGCGACTCCGTCTGTCCGCGAGACTCAGGGGGGCTATTCCGCATCTCCGTCCAGATCCCTTCGACGGCGCTGTTGATTCGGTGCTCGTTCGTGCCGAGGTACTGGAACGTCGTCTCCATCCGGCTGTGGCGGAGCAGCGCTTGCGCAGTGGCCACGTCGCCGCACCTGGCCACCACTTCGCCGAACCAGTGGCGCAGGCAGTGGGGGGTGAGGTTGCGATGCGAGAGACCCGCCATGGCGATCACCTCCTGCCAGATCGTCGTGAGCCCCAGGTCCGCCAGGCGGCGTTTGCTATCGACGGGGAAGAGCGCCTCGCCGGTGTAGCGATGGACAGCGCACCAGAGTTCGCGCGTCTCCAGCCACTCCGCAATGATCGCCTGCGTTTCCGGTCCGATGGGCACCATCCCGGACTGCGCGCCTTTGCCGCATCGCACGTGAATCCGCCACGGCGACATGTCCGTTCGGATGTCGGAGATGTTCAGCGCCAGCAGCTCCGCGCGCCGCAGTCCGGCCCCGATCAGGATTCCGATGATGCAGAGCGCCCGGCCCCGGAGATACCGCTTCCGGAGCGTGTGCGCCGGCATCCGCTCGGCCGCTTCGATGAGCCCCATCGCCTCCGCGCCAGTGAACCGCTGGCGGAGCGCCTTGTCCAGGCGCGGGAGTTGCACGTCGCCGATTCGCGGCAGGCCGGTCGCCGCGCCCGTGCGCTCCAGGTAGCGGAAGAAGTCGTAGATCGCCGTGAAATCACCCCTGATCGTGCGCGGCCGTCGCCCTTCGCGCTGCCGGGCGATGCGGTAGGCATACATCAGCGACGCAGTCACCTCCCGCTCGGGCTGCTCATCGAGCCAGCGCAAGAACTGGCTGACCTTGTGCCAGTACTGATGGATCGTCCGCTTCCCAACCGGCTTCGGCTTCCGGTTGGCGAGATCACTCATCCACCCCGCGAGCGACTCCCTCATAGCACCTCCAGCAGCGAAACTATAGAACAACTGTTCTATACCATGATGCGATGCCCGGATCGCATACGGGAGCGGGCAATCGAACGGTAGAAGGGGGGCAGAGAGTGGCAGGCTCAAGCGCCGCGTTCGCATCGCGGAGGTCGGGGGTTCGAATCCCCCCAGGTCCATCGAAACTCGCCTTCGCCCCGGGTGTGGCGATGCGATGCTCCGATTTCCCCTCTGACCTTCACCACGTCAAACATACGGGCCGCTCTCACGGCCTCCAACTGAGTCACAGGTGGGCAGATCGAGCTGCGGCGCTCGTTAGGCCGCGAGCGCAGCTCCGCAGCTCCGTCTTACACGGGCGAGCTCCAGGTTCCGGGGTCCAGTGTAGGCGTAGTCGAACCCGGCAAGCCGAAGGTACTCGTTCGGGTCATCACCGAGGGTGATGGCCAGTATCGTAAGCTTCGGAATGCTCGGCACTGCACCGTGCGCCGCCAGGTTCAAGACCGTCTGGGCGCTCACCCTTCCTCCGGACTTCTGCTGCACGGCCTGATAGCTCAACCCTTGGTCGTCCATTCGCTGACGGACACGTTCCCCCAGGGGCACGCACGTCATCGGCATGGTTATGCTCCTCTCTGCGGTCTGATACCGCCGCACCGAGCATAACAATATTCTGGTGAGCCGACAACAACATTTTGTCAAACGGGGGCTTGACGGACCCGACCGCATAGCAATATAATTTTGGGTGTGAAGGGGGAAGCGCAGATGAACCGATTCCAGTTGAAGGACGCACGGCGAGATGCCGGTCTCTCTCAGTCCCGCGTGGCGCGGGCCGCAGGGAAGCCGCTCGTCTGGCTCTCTGAGATCGAGCGTGGAGACCGCGAGTGCTCCGAGGAGCAGATGTGCGCTCTCGTCAAGCTGATGATCGCCATCAGCGAGGCGCGCCACCAGCGGCTTCAGGAGACCTTGCGGCAGTGCGATCCGCAGCGCGAGATGCCGAGACGAGCCAGGAGGGCAGCCTAGCGAACATCCGCCCTGAGTAGCGCAGCGGACCGGCCTAGTAGGTGGCTGACCGGTCCGCTGCTGCGAGGTAGCACTCGCATCTGCATGATACGCGGCGCGCCTCGATGCGCGCAAGCCACCGCCAAGCACGGCCCTCACGGGGCCGAGGAGAAACGGAATGTTTAAGCGAGCAACACGCTCTGACTCGAAGGTGAAGGTGGCGCTGGCCGGACCCAGTGGGAGCGGCAAGACATACAGCGCGCTCAAGATTGCGCGGGGGCTTGTCGGCCCCGGTGGCCGGATCGCGGTGATCGACACGGAGGCGGGCAGCGCCAGCCTCTACGCGCACCTGACCGAATTCGACGCGGGCGAGCTGACCGCGCCTTACTCGCCTGCCCGCTACCTGGAGATGATCCACGGCGCGGTTCGGGACGGCTACGACTGCGTGATCATCGACTCGATTACGCACGAGTGGGACAGCAGCGGCGGCATCCTCGACATGAAGAACGCTTACGACCGGAGCCATCCGCAGTCGAACTCGTTCACCAACTGGTCGCAGTTCTCGGCCGTCCACACGCAGTTCATTCAGAACATCGTGCAGCTCCCGATCCACGTGATCGCGACGATCCGCACGAAGACCGAGTGGGTGATCGAAGAGAACGACCGGGGGAAGAAGACGCCTCGGAAGATCGGGACCGCCCCGGTCCAGCGTGGCGGGATCGAGTACGAGTTCACCGTCGTGTTCGACATCGACCAGGCCACGCACAACGCGACACCGTCAAAGGACCGGACGAGCCTGTTCGATGGCAAGTCCGAGATCCTCTCCGAGCGGACCGGCGAACGGCTGGCCGAATGGCTGCGCCACGATCCGTCCGTGATCGACGCGGACTCCTACTCCACACCGGCTCCGGCGCCTGCGGAGATCAAGGCGACCCAGGCGCTTGCCGAGCCTGCGGAAGCCGACCCGGACCGCCACCGCAAGGCGTTCTTCGCCGGGTTGACCGAGCACTTCGGCAAGGTGACGGACGCCGAGCGCCGGGCTATCGCCGGTGCGCTGGCGGGGATGGCGGAGCCGCCGGCCTCGATGTCCGATTGGGGGCCGGGCCACTACATCAGCCTCCTCAAGCGCCTCTCGTCGCACACCGACGAGTGCGAGGGGGAGTGCTCGCTCCTCGCGTCTGTGCGCGGCGCGGCGCTGGCGAATGCGACGCCGGCTGCCGCGGCAAAGGCCGAGTGCCACTCCTGCGGCAAGACGGTGAGCGCTTCCCAGGCGACCCTCACGAAGCGCCAGGGCGGCGCGGTCACCTGCACGACCTGCCAGCGGGCTGCTACGGCGATGGCTGCCTAGCCTCGCCCTTCGGCCGGGCGTGGTGCTCTCGCGCTGCGCCCGGCTCCCCCCTCTCGTCCGACCCCGAAGGACTACTTACATGAATACCAAGTCTCCACCCCCGCTCCACGAACGCGTCAGGGACTCCGTAAGGCGAGCGATTCGCGCCGCCGGCGCTTCGGGCGACTGCGCCGATGAGGCATTCGAGCTTGCTGACGAGGTTCGGCGTCTCGTCTTGCGGCGCGCGCAGGAAGCGGTAATCTTCCGCCAGATCAAGGACGTGGGCACTGATGCCCTCAATGCCAGGCACATCGCCGGCTTTGCTGACATCGCATCGACTGAAGCCCGTTCCGCTAGTCGTTGTGCGGCTCACGCTGAGACCCTGTCCATTCGCGCGATCAAATCCTCTGACCTGGGCGAGCTGGAGTTCGCGGAGAAGCTCGCTCATTTGTGCGAGCGCTACGCGAGCTACGCCGAAGATCACGCCAGCAACGCCCGGCTCCGCTGCATCGACTGCAAGGACCACGCCAAGTCCTGCGAGATCTTCCGCGACAAGGACACCGCACCAGCGGCAGAAGAGGCAGCCCGATGACGCACCAGAACGACGACTACTACCTGACGGTGGAGCGCAGCGTGGATTGGAGAGATAGCGAGTGCCTTCACAGATTGAGAGAGTGGATAGGACCGCTCAGGATCTCCATAGCGGCCGGCCGACATTCCTACGCCCAGCCTCGCGACGAGAAGCTGGCGAGCCTGGATGACTACTACCAGTGGGAAGTCGCTCTCTGCATCGAGGACCGATCTCGACGGATGGGCTGGCGCTTCGCGCTCCCTTCGGAGTTCGGGTGCCCTGAATACGACCACCTGTTCAGCGCATTCGAGGGGCTTGCACCTTACGCTCCGCAAAACGAGGTGCAGGCCATGCGCCAGGCGCTGCGGACGGCTCACGCCGAAGGGCGGTTTCCGCCGAAAGAGCCGAGGCCCTCGCGCCCCGTGGTGACAGACGCGTCGGACATGGTGCTCGTCCCGTGGCCGCTCATCCAGACCGCATGGGACGCAGTAGCTCACCTGCTGGAGAAGGGGAACGGTTACGGCCTGGATCATCCCTGCTCCCACTGCCAGGGTAAGGCCGCCGAATCAGGCGGCGGGATCGATCACGAGCCCACGTGCGCCATGGTGCTCGTGCATGTGGCGTTCAGCCATATCGCCGAGGATGTGCGAGTCACGGCTGCGGCTACGTCGCCGCAAATGGCGCACCTCTTCGGCAAGCAGACGGAAGGCGGTGCGCGATGACGGAAGAGATGATCACCCTGACGCTGACCATCCCGCGCGAGGATGCAGAGTGGCTCGCCTGTGGCGGCGCGAGCTACCACGAGGGAACCTGCGACTGGTGCCAGGGGGACTACCACACCAACCCCCGCTGCCCTTACAGCATGCTCCCGCAAATCGCCGAGGAAGCGACAGGCGCATCACGCGAAGCAATGGAATGGTGGGAGCAAAAGCTGGCGAAGAGGAAGGAAGGCGGCACCCCATGACCCTACCGCAGCCGATCTTCACCGAGGAGCAGCTCCGTCTCCAGGGACACGACGATGACAACATCGCCCGGATACGCGAAGCCGGTCTCGTCTTCCCCGAGCCGGAGCCGGCGCACCCGCCCGCTCCCGATCCCAAGGCCGAGCCCGCGCCGGATGCACCGCCCGCGCCGCCCGTCAAGCAACCCTGGCGACCGACGACGCTCGGGCATCTCGAATGGGTCATTGGTGAGTTGAAGGCGATCAAGGCACAGCGCGCCGAGCGGCTCGCGGCCTATCAGGCATATGACAAGCGCCTGGCCCGCGAGGAGAAGCTCTTCGAGTTCTACGTGACGCAATGCGACGACCTCGTTCGCGAGCACCTCCCCAAGGCTGCCAACGGCGTGCCCCTCAAGAAATCGCTGGTCGTGCCGACCGGGATCGTGACGCTTCGCAAAGTGCCGGCCGATATCAAGGCCGAGGATCAGCCGGGACTGCTCACCCACATCGTCAAGGAAGGCATCACCGCCCTCATCCCCTACGTCCGCGCGACCCTCACCCGGACGTTCAGCGGCAGCGAGGCGGCGAGCCTACTGAGTCGTGGCGCCCCAGACGTGACGGGCGATATCGAGTGGGGCGAGATCAAGAAGTTACTGAAGAGCGAGCGCCCACCGGTCGATCCCGACGGGCTGCCCGGCATCTACCGCCAACCCGAATCCGAGAAGATTGAGATCAAGTAAAAGTGCTTGACACCTCCCCCCTCGACGCCGCCCTCTCCTACGCCGCGAGAGGGTGGCTGGTATTTCCGGCGCACAGCATCACCGCCAGGAAGAAATGCACTTGCGCCCGCACGGGCTGCGGTAGCCCCGGCAAACACCCAAGAACCGTAAAGGGCGTCCTGGATGCGACTACCGACGCTGCGCAGATCCGCACCTGGTGGAAGCGCTGGCCGGAAGCGAACATCGGCCTCGCGACCGGGGCGGAGAGCGGGCTCGTCGTCGTCGATCTGGACGGCGACATCGGGCGAGAGAGCCTGCTGGCCGAAGCGAAGCTCGACCTGCCCGAGACGCCGATCTCCCTCACCGGCGGCGGAGGAGAACACCTACTTTTCCGCCATCCTGGGGCGCGCGTCAGCAACCGGCAGAATGTCTGCCCGGGCGTGGATGTGCGCGGGGACGGGGGGTACATCATCGCGCCGCCGTCGATCCACGAGACGGGGACACGCTACGAGTGGGAGTGCTCCAGCCATCCGGACGATGTGCCCGTCGCGGATCTGCCCGGCTGGATCGTGGATCGGATCTGCAACGGCGCGGCCGGCAGCGGCCAGATCAGCAGCCGCCGGCCGAAGGACGAAGGGCCACCGCTTCCCGCCGGTCCGGTCATCAACGGGTGCGGGTGGCTGCTGTCGCAGATCACCAACCAGCCGGCGCAGACGGAGGCGAGCTGGACCGGGCTGCTTACCATCGCCGGCCGGCTCGAAGACGGCGAGCGCCTGGCGCACGAGTGGAGCAAGCAGCATCCCGGCTACAAGCCTGCCGACACCGACCGAAAGCTCAAGCACGCCCGCGAGCATCTCCGCCCCGTCACCTGCAACTACGTCCGCCACAGCCTCGGCGGCGAAGGCGAGTGCGCGGACTGCCCTCATTGGGGACGCGTGAAGTCGCCCGTCGTGCTATCCCGCCTGGAGCAGCGTAAGATCGAGCGCGCGGATCTGCAGGCGCGCCAGGCGGAGCAAGAGCAGGCGAGCGAGGAGACGGACGAAAGCACGGCGACCGAGAAGGCGCCGGCCCAGGGGATGCGGATGGCCGAGGCGATCAGCATCGCCCTCGATCTCGGGCAGCAGGCGAAGCGCGATCCGGGGCTGCTCGTCGATCAGCAGTTCCTCACGGCTCTCGCCCTGGTACGATCGTGGGACGCGGCGAACTGGCTGCGGGTCCGCGAGCTAATCCGCAGCGTCCGGGTGCCGCTCGCGGACATCACGAAGCGGTTCCCGGCGGTCCAACTCCACCCGGACGACCGGGCGACCTACAGCGCCGACGAAGGCGCGGAATCGTCGATCCCGAGCAACCTTGTCGGCGACCACCTGCCCGAGAGCCCCGCGCCGACGCTCCAGGTGCCGGGCGGGTACGCCCTGCGGTGGAACGGCGTGATCCGGGAAGCGCGCGACCAGGAAGGCGGCGCGGTAGAACAGCACCTCGCCTACGCGCCGGTTCTCATTACCGGCCGGCTACGCGACGTGGCGAGCCACGATGAGAACTTGCTCGTCTCCTGGCGCTGGCCGAAGCAATCCTGGCAAAGCCGGATTGTGCCGCGTTCGACGCTCTTTTCTACCCGGAGCATCGTGCAGCTTTCCGCCATCGGGTTCCCGGTAGCCGACGACAACTCACGGCCGCTCGTGGGCTACCTTCACCGCTTCGAGGCCATGAACCGGCCGAAGCTGCCTTGCGCGGCCGTCAGCTCGCATCTCGGCTGGCAGGGAAAGGACGGAGAGGCGGGATTCCTCGCCGGCCGGACGCTCATTCTCCCCGACGGCGAGATTGAGGACACGCGCCTCGTCGATAACGAGAAGCCGGAAAACTGGAGCGAGCGCACCATCCAGTTTCGCGGCCAGGACGGCGGCGACGAGCAGATATGCGACGGCTACCACGCCGCCGGCAGCCTGGATGAATGGTGCGAAGCGCTCGCGGAGCTGCAGAACTACCCGCGCGCCTTGCTCGCGCTCTACGCGGGGCTCGCCGCGCCGCTGCTGCAGATCCTCGGCGCGCCGAACTTCGTCATGAACTGGTCGAACCGGACGACCACGGGCAAGACCACGACGCTTCGGGTGGCGGGGAGTTGCTGGGGCTATCCGGACGAAAGGTCCCCGGCGACGAGCGTCCAGACCTGGGGCGCGTCTCAAGTCTGGGGGGAGCGAGCCTCGCAGGTCGTCCAGAGCTTGCCGCTGATCCTCGACGATACGAAGAAGGTCGCCGTCCGCGACCAGGCGCTCATCGGGCAGACCATCTACATGGTGGCGTCCGGCCGCGGAAAGGGGCGCGGCTCCATCCACGGGCTTGCGCGCACACCGACATGGCGCACGATCCTCCTGTCGAGCGGCGAGTCCCCTATCGCGAGCTACTCGCACGACGGAGGATCCCGCCTTCGTGTGCTTGAGGTGCGCGGAGTCCCGTTCGAGGACCAGTCGCGCGAGAGCGAGGCGGCGGTCAAGCGGATCAACGCGGCGGTCACGACGCATTACGGACACGCGGGGCCGGAGTTCGTTCGCTATCTGATGCAGCACCGCGACATGTGGCCGGCATACCGCGACTACGTGAGCGAGCACGCTACGGCGCTGGGTGAGGAAGTGCCCACCCCCGAGGCGGGCCGGCTGGCGCAATATGCGGCCGTGGTCCATCTGGCCGGGGTGATCGCGCATCAGGCGCTTCCGCTGCCGTGGGACTTCGCCGACCCGCTCTTGCCGCTCTGGTATGGGATCGCGGCCCAGGTGGCGGATGCGGCGCCTGAAATCCGAGCCATGCAGCACGTGGTGAGCTGGGCATACAGCCACAGCCACTCCTTCCACGGACGTTTGCCCATCGACGGCATTTCGCGCCCCCGCCCGCCTCACGCCGTTTCGGGCCGCTGGGACGACGGCGAGGACTGGCGGTGGATCGGATTCTACCCGAACGTCCTCCGCGAGATTCTCCGAATCGAAGGCTACGAGTATGACGCCGTCCTGTCCGGCTGGATGGATCGCGGGTGGCTGATCGCTAAGGCCGGACACTTCACGACTACACAGCGCACCGGGCCGAAAGGGGACAGGTCGGAGGTCGTCCGGATGGTCTGTATCACCCGCGAAGCGGCTGAAGGAGCCCACAATGCGCTCTAAACCCCGGTTTTGTAACCGCCCCGGATACAAAACCGAGAGGCTGTTTTTGGCCGATTTGAGCACGTTTTCAGCCGTTCCGGGGGCTCGTAACCGTGTAACCGCTTGCGGGGGGTGTGTGCGGACAGGTGGGGGAGAGAGAGACGGAGAGAGGGAGAGAAAGAGGCTTAGGGGATTCCTTCATGTAAAGTCTCTCTCTCCCCCACCCTGTACACGGATCAGCCAAAAGTGCGGTTACGCGGTTACAGAACGCGTTTTAGGCCCGAAAACGTGCTCAAATTCTGAAAATCCGTGTAACCGCTCGCGTTCCGGCCAGGCACGCGGCTTTGTAACCTGGCAGGCGGTGGGGCGATGAAACTGCGCCCGTACCAGGTAGACGCGGTAGACGCGATTGTGGCCGCGAAGGCGCGGGGGGTGAAGCGCGCTCTCTACTGCCTGCCCACGGGGACGGGCAAGACTCAGATCTTCGTGGGGGTGCAGTCACGGCTTGCTGTGCCGGCGCTGGTGCTGGCGCATCGTGAGGAGCTGCTGGAGCAGGCGGCTGCCCGCTTCCGCCAGGCCGATCCGTCGGTTCACGTCGGCATCGAACAGGGCGCCCGGACAGCCCCCGGGTGGAGTGGCATCATCGCCGCCAGTGTGCAGACGGTATGCCGGGGCCGGCGGCTGGAGTGGTTCAAGCCGGGCCTGATCATCGTAGACGAGGCGCATCACGCGGTCGCCAAGAGCTACGTCAACGCGCTCCACCGGTTCAATGCGTTCGCGGACGATGGGCCGCTCGTCGTCGGATGTACAGCCACGCCGAAGCGGCTCGACCGCCTGAATCTGCAGAGCGTCTTCCAGGAGCAGGTCTACAGCTACACGATCCGGGACGCGATCAGGGATGGGTGGCTGTGCGACATCCGAGGATTCCGCGTCAAGACGACGACGGACCTGACGGGGGTGAAGCGCACAGCCGGCGACTACAACCAGGCGCAGTTGCAGGACGCCGTGGATGTCGATGTGCGCACCGAAGACACGATCAAGCATTGGGAGCAGGTGGCCGGCGACCGGCCGACCATCGTCTTCTGCGCCGGGGTGAAGCACGCCCGGAACGCCGCCACGGCTTGGAGCGAGAAGGGCTATCCGGCCGAGCACATCCACGGTGGGATGGGGAGCGATGAGCGGCGCGCCGTGCTGGATCGCTTCCGCTCAGGTGAGACGCAGGTGCTCACGAACGTCGAGGTACTCACCGAAGGCTTCGATTACCCGGGGATCGGATGCGTTGTGATGATGCGGCCGACGCAGAGCTGGGCGCTTTACGTGCAGTGCGTCGGCCGGGGGATGCGGCTCGCGCCCGACAAAGCGGATTGCGTCGTTATCGACGTTGTCGATAACTGCGGCCGCCACACCCTGGCGACGGTGCCCGCGATCCTCGATCTGCCGCCGTCCCTTGACCTGGAAGGGCACACCCTGGCGCAGGCCGCAGCCAAGGTCGCCGAGATCGTGGACTCAGGCGCCGGCTTCGCGGAGCTGATGGATAAGCGCCAGCCCAAGACATTCCACGATCTGAACACCATCCTCGAAACCGTCGATCTTCTGGCGGATGTGTCGATGAAGAAGGAGTGGATCGAGGCGGGGTGTAAACTTCGTTGGACCTCGTTGACGCAGAACTTATTGTTATGTATACTGTTCACGGGTGGAGTCAAGCGAGAAGCGAGGCTGACCCGGGACCAGTTAGGCAAGTGGACCTTGACCATGCTGGAAGCCGGGAAGGTGGTTGCTCAAGGGGTCTGCCCGCTCCGGCCTGATGCGGATGAGGCGGCTGTTCTAGCCCTCTCGGATGCGAGGGTCCGGAGACAGTGGCCGGACGCTGAATGGAGCGGCGGTCACGAGGCGGTTTGGCGGTCCAGAGAGGCGACAGAGCGGCAGGTGGCGGCTCTAGTTCGGTTCGGGATCGACCGGGGGGTGGCGAGAAGCCTCACCCGGGACAGGGCGAGTGCTCTGCTCGACCGCTTCTTTCACACAAAGCGCTCCCGGCAGCCAGCCGGAGCGAGGAGGTAGCACGAGATGGCGCCAGCAGCGCTAAGAGCGAAATCCGGGGTCCAGGCATCCCACGCGGCATCGACCGCCATCGGGTGGTTCGACTCCCCCGAGAGCCTTCGCAGGGCTCACTGCATCTACAGCAGCGACATCGAGTTCACGTTCGAGGTCTCCGGCTGTGATCTTTACCTGACGTATTACGGCCGCGAGTTTAGCCTGACCGACGAGGATCTCGACCAGCTCATCGAGGACGGTCGGGGCGACGACGACATCTTCGAGTTGCTCGCCCTCAAGGCGACGGCCGCCCGGGATCGGAGGGTCTGGTGATGTTCCCTCGCACCGGAACCCCCGTCCTGTTCCGTGGCCGGACTGGCCGCGTCGAGCGCGTCATCTACAGCCACGCCTTCGCCTGTCACCGCGCCTGGGTGCGCTGGCAAGACGGTAGCTGCTCCCTGGTCCGGGCCGAGCAGCTTGAGGCCGTCCCGTGCCCGTTCGGGTTCGGCGACCGCGTCACGAACCGCACATCCGACGACGTCGGCTCCGTGGATCAGGTGGAGCCTGACGGCAAGGTGATCGTCTACTGGGGCCGCTCCGCCGAGCTGGACCGGTCCGCTTGGTCAATCCACCACTGGAGCGACCTGGAGAGAGCGAATGTGTAGCAGCACTCACACCAATCACAGCCGGATCGGGCTGATCAAGCTCGTCCTGCGGCGCGTCCGCCTCAATGCGCAGAGCGTGACGCGGGAAGAGATCCGCGACATGGAAGCGGCCGTCGAGCTGCTCCGGATGGAGCCGGCCGGCTGCCTGCTGTCGCAGTTCATCGGGGGCAGATCGCTGGAAGGCGGGCTGGACAGCCTGTGGCGTGTGGGCCGCCTCTTGCGGATCGCGCACCAGAGGGGCGATTACGAGGCCGCGTCTTCCCTGGCCACTGTCGCGCTGTCGGCGCTGAACACGGGCGTCCTGGGCCACCGGCCGGACAGCCTGTGCGGCGGGTGCGGCGAGAGCGTGGATGGCAACGTGCTGCCGTTCTGCCCGGGCTGCGGCCGGAAGGCTTACGCCGATCCGTTCACGGACTCCGGGAGTGCCGTTCTGACGGATGGCGCGAGGCTCGCTCCGCTGGTGGAGAGCGGGGCCTACGACCTGGAACCTGAGCTGGAAGAGGTGGCGGCATGAAGCTACCTGACGACATCCGCAAGATGATCGACTCCGCCTACCCGGACGAGCCGCTGACCTGCGACTGTGCCCGGGAACGCGACCTGCTCACAGCCTGGACCTTCGATCTCACCGCCCGGCAGCGCGCACTGGAGAAGCGCGAGGCGGCGCTGAAAGCCGAGATGAGGGAGCGCGAGGGGTGGGTCCGAGCCTGCCTTGCGCTCTGCGTGGCGACACTCGCGGGCGTGTGGTGGGCCGGCTCGATGATCGCCGAGGCCGTGGCCAGTCAGGGGGCGAGATGAACCGTCCACTCGATGAGATGAGCGGGGACGAGATTGTGATCGATCTGCTGGACACCGTCTACCGCATCATCCTGGCCGGCGAACTCGCTGTGCTCCTGGTCGTGCTGCTCTTCGTGTTCGGAGTCATCCGATGAGCACACCCGAGACGCCCAGGGAGATTGAGGCCCGCGCCTATGCCGCCTTCTGCCGTGCCGCATCGGAGATCCGGACATCCGAGGACCGGGCAGCCGCCGAGGCGCGGCGAGACCAGGCGCGCCATGCATGGCTCACGGCCCGACGGGCTGCCAGAACGACGGACGCCGCCACCAAGCGCGCCGAGGCTGCCGTCGCAGCAGCGAAGGGCTTGCGCGCACTCCTCTTCGCGACAGGCGGCTACGGACTGTCCGAAGTTGCCGATCTGGTGCGGGCTTACGCCGATGCCCGCGTCACCGAGTTGGCTCCCATCGAGCAGTGCTTCTGCATCCGCATCGAAGGCCGGACCGTCGGCTTCACGGACACCCGAAGCGTCCAGGGGATGCTCTTGCACTACTGGTTGCTCGATTACCCGCCTGGCTGCGAGCCGGAGTTCACGTGCAGGGTTTGCTTCGCTGGATCTGGCGCGCCAGGCACTTGCGGGAAGTGCGGACTCGCGAGCTACTCGACCCTATCCCGCAGCCAGGTTGAGTGCTGGCTGCAGGAGCTTGCCGACGTGCTGAAAGCGAGTGCGCCGCGATGAGCGACGACAAGGTTCTCATCAGCCGCCGGGCGCTGAAGGCGCTCCTGAGCGAGTTCCACTGCTGCCCATCATCCTCCTGCAGGGTGCCACGGGGGAGTGGTCACTTCGACGACTGCCCCTTCGGTGAGGCGCTCAAGACCCCCGCGCCATCCGCTACTCCCGCCGACACCGCAGCCGAGCCCGTGCAGAGCGCGCCGCCGTCAGTGGACCTGGCGGCGGAGGTGGTGATGCTGCTGCAGCGGGTGGTTGATCTGGAGGCGGAGACCGAGACACTTGATGCGCAGGTGACCAACCGGCTGGCGGAAATGGAGACGCGCATCACGAAGCTAACTGCGGCCCACAAGAACAGCGTGCTGGACGCTGTGTCCGTAGCCGAGGCACTGAAGGAGTTCAGTGAGCATGTCGGGGGCCGTGCCGAGAGCGCGTTCAGCAGCAACTTCACATCTCGTGAGAGTGAGCCGCAGCCATGACCCAGCAGCAACCGACGCAAGAGCACCGGGCGCGGCTGGTGCGCGAGGTGCGCGCTGTCGCCGAGCATTACCGAGAGGCGTTCGCGCTCAAACCGGGCCTGACGGTGGTTGCCGATGTGCGCCTGCGCGATAGGGAAGACACGACTGTCCAGCCCGCCATCCGCTTCTTTCGCGGATTGATCAGCCTCTCGGGCCGGTCCGAGGATGATCCGGGCGTGATCCTGATCTTTCTCACGCCGACCGGCATTGATCTGATCACCCGCGCGCTCCGCGCCGATGACAGGCCGCACTCCTGCGCCGCCATCGCCGCGATAGCGAGCATCGAGCCGCACCGGCCGAGGAGCGAGCAGTGATGCGCACTTTCCGCCGCGCTGTAGCCGTTCGCGGGTTCGCGCTGCTGGGCTGGATCTTCGGCTGCGATTTCACGCTGATGCTTCCAGGCATCTTCGAGGAGAAGAGATGAGCACGGACACACGAGCAGAACTGCAGGCGGCGCTCGAACAGGCCGTCGCCTCCGTGCAGGACCCGGCGCAGCTTCTAGCGTGGCTGCGGGAGCGGGAGGAGCGGCGGGAGTTTTTTTCGTCGTGCTCGGCGTATCCCAGCGATGCCGCATATGGGGAGCTTCGCCGGTATCTCAATCGCGACTTTTCACACGATAGTGATCTCGGGGCCACTGTCTGGAAATGGGGCAGGGAGGTCCTCCTTTCAGCCACATCACGAGACACGCTGGGCCGTAGAGCAATGATTGCCGTTGGCCCCCGGATAGTCGCACCACCATGGCTCGCCAGTCTAGTCTGCGAACTAGACCGGTTCGACGACGACTGGCACCGCCACAAGAAGCGGAACACCCGCGCCGAGCTAATCGCCCTCGTGGAGCGGATCGCGGCAGAGCACGCCGAGGCAGCGCGATGAGCGACACCACACGAGCAGACCTGCAGGCGGCGCTCGATCAGGCCGTCGCGTCCGTCCAGGACCCGGCGCAGCTCCTGGCTTGGCTGCGAGAGCGCGAGGGGCGAAGGGAGGTGTTTCACCGAATGGACGGATACCACTCGGCCTCTCACACGGAGGTCTTCCGCTTCTACAACGAGGGCGTACGGGGCGAGCTGGCCTATATTGGTCGATGGCACGGAGGAGACATCGCTGCCTTCAACTTTGGCGGTAGCCCTGCGCAAGTTGTCGTCGCGGGATCTGTGCCCGAGTGGGCAAGGCAGCTCCTCGCCTGGATCCTCGCCAGCCGCAGCCGCGGCCCCGCCACCCGCGCAGAGCTAATCGCCCTCGTCGAGCGGATCGCGGCAGAGCACGCCGAGGCACCGCCATGCGCATAGCAGGCATCGACCCCGGCAGGACCGGCGCGATAGCGCTGGTCGAGGACGGGCGCTGCGTGGCGATCCACGATCTGCCGCACGTGCTGAGCGGCACGCAGGGCGGCAGCCGGCGCATCGACATCGTGGAACTGCGGCTGCTGCTGGCGAGCCTCGACCTGTCGGAGATCGTGATCGAGGAGCCGACCCCCAGGCCCGGCAACAGCGCGAAGGGCGCGTGGACGAGCGGCTACGGCTTCGGCGTGATCTGCGCGACCGCTAGCGCTCTCGTGCTGCCCGTGCGCCGCGTCCTGCCCAGCCGGTGGACCGCTGCGCTACGACTGCCCGGCAAGAGCAAAGCGCCGTCGGCTGCGCGGGCGCTGGCGCTGGAGCTTTACCCGCACGCCGCGCCGATGCTGACCGGGCCGAAAGGCGGGGCGAAGGACGGGAGAGTTGACGCGCTGCTGATCGCACATTGGGGAGCGACGAAGGGAGAGGGGAGATGAGCATCGACGACAAGGTGACCATCAGCCGTAGGGCGCTGGAGAAGTTGGTCGAGGGCTGCGAATTGGACGTGATCATCCATTGCCTTTGGTGCAATCGGGCTGTGGGGGGCAGTGAAGGTCCGCACAATGCCGCTTGCCCCGTCGGGCAGGCGCTTGCCGCTCTCCGCGCCGCCCCCGTCCCCGACGAGGACCACGCGCCGCAGCCGCACACGCTGGACCTGGCGGCGGAGGTGCGCGCGCTGCGGTCACGTGTGGCGGCGCTGGGGCAGAATGATGACCTTCACGACAAGAGACTGCACGCACTTGAAGCCAACAACAAAAACGCCTCGCTAGATAACCTACGCGCCATGAATGCGCTGCAGGAGTTTTACGAGACGGCATCGGCCGCCGCAGAAAGCGCGAACCGGCGCTGCTTCACATCCAGCGTCACGATGCCGGACGAGGCGGGCGAATGACCACACGGCTTGAGATCGCGCTAGAGGCGCTGCGTGAGATCGCGGCCCACGATCCGCACATCGCCGTCTACCGCTGCTCCTGCTGGAAGCGGGCGGAGCAAGCGCTGGCCGACATCGCCGCCGCGCCGCCGGAGATCGTACTGACGCGCGAGGAGGCGGAGCTGTGTGTTCAGGCGATGGCCGTGGCAAACGGCGACTTCAGATGCCTCTCCGACACCGATCTTATCGGAGTCTGCACATTGCGAGCCCGGCTCTCTGAAGCGCTCTACCGGTGGCGACAGGCAGACATGGAGGCGAAGGAGACGGAATGACGAGCACGGACCGCATCCCCGTGATGCTCACGCTCGACGAGGCGGAGACGCTCCTAGAGCTGGGGCTAGAGCACCACGGAACCCGCTGCATGGAGTGCCGCGCCTACTGGCACGACGAGACCGGATACGACCACGATCCCGGCTGCACGCTGCTCAGCCTCCGAAAGGCTGCGCAAGCAGCGCTGCCTGACACGCCGAGGAACCGGGCTTACGCGGAGTATCTCGACGCACAGGCCGAGGCGGCGAGCGCTACCACGGCGCGCGCGATAGCCAGGCGAGACGAGATCGGGATCGACCAGGCACAAGCGCGCCTAGAGGCAGCCTGGAAGCGAGAGGCCGAGATACGCGCACGCTACGAGGCGATACGCGCAGCAGAGGCGGAAGGCGGGGAGCGATGACGACGCGCGTGACCCTGACCCCTGACGAGCTGGCCGGCGGGCAAGCCTTGGGGGCTTACGTCAAAGCGCAGGATGAGCTTGATGCAGCCTGCCGCCATCTGGAACGCATGGAGATCGAGCGCCCTGATGGCATTGGGAAGGCAGAGTGGCGAATGCATAGGGCCCTGCGGCGACGCAACCGGGCATACGCTGCTTACCGAGCGGCTTGGGATGCGGCGCAAGCGGCGATACGTGCAGCAGAGGCAGCAGAGGCGGAAGGCGGCGAGCGATGAGAACAGTTCGCGAATGCACTGAGTGCGGGGAGCGCGAGATCCCTGACTTTCACTACGTCATCGGCGGGTTCGTGTGGGTCGATGGCGAGGTGCTCTGTGAGTCGTGCTGGGGCGAGCGGAAGATCATCCGCAAGCTGCTGGATGAAGCAGCATCAGCCGAAGCCGACCGATGAATCGCCCACTCTCACCGCAACACGAAGCGCTCGCCGTGCTCGATGGCCTCTATCGCCTGGTGGAGACGCCGGAGCCGATGGTGCGCTGGGTTCTCCAGAACTTCACGCTGGACGGCGCCCACGACAGCTTCGAACCGATCACCGGCGAAGAAGCGTTTTACACGTGGGTCGATCACTGCATCCACACGGCGCCCGATGGGTATCTGGTCGAACGAGTTGTCAACGGGATCGAGATGCGCGCCCCAGGCGGCCGCCGATACAGCTTTTCGTGGTCGCCATGGGTCTGGCGGTTCTTCAAGCGACACTACCGCAACCGCGAAGAGCTACTCGACGAGTTCGAGAACTACCTCGACTCCATCCTGATTGACGCTGCCTTTGATGACGCCGGCCCGACTCAGGTTGCTGCCGGCAACCCCTGGAAGGTAGTGCGATGATCCCTGACGCAGCTACGACACCCTACGAGGCCTGGGCGAAGGACGCCCGGCTGCGGGAGCCCGCCACGGTCACCGTCGGCGACGGCTGGCGGATGACCTGGAGCCACCGCCTCCCCGCCGCCGGCTACCGGCTGTCCGTGGGGCGAGTGCAGGAGGCCCAGCAGTGAGCGTCACTCTGCTGGTATGCCTGCACGTGCAGGTGCTCGGCGACCTCGCAGCCGCTTTCCTCGACGCCGTAGAGGCAGAGGAGCAGGCGCGGGCGGAATGCGACACCGCCGAGCCGGAGAGCGTCGAGTGGCTGCGGCTCAAGGATGCCTGCGCGTTCCACGCGGAGCGGCGCTACAAGATCGGCTGCCTGATCGCGCAGACGCTCGGGCTACCTGCGACATCGACGAGGGGCGAGCTGCTGGATGCGATCGACCATCTCAGGCAGGTCGGCGAGAAGCTGGAGCGCCGCATCGGGAAGCAGGCGCCACATCCCGCCAGGCTGGCGGAGCGCACGCTCACACGCGCGGAGCTGGAGCGGCCGTTCGACGCAGCCGCGATCCGCCGGCAGAACGAGCAGCGCCGGGCGATCTACCGCGACGACGAGGAGCTGGGGGAATGAGCGACTCCACCCAGCGAGAGGCCGAGATCAACCGCCTCGCCGAGATAGCCGACCGAGCCAAGGCGCTGCACGAGCAGGCCGAAGCAGCAGAGCGCGCTGCCTGGAAGGAGTGCAAGGCTGCGCGGGATGCGTTCTTCGACTACCTCCACAAGAAGGATGAGACGCCGCCCCCGCTTCCCGTCTGGCTGCGCAACCACGGCGGCGGGCTCTACAGCGCCGGATACGCGAGCATCCCGACCGCCGACGAGCTAGGGCAGGCGGCCGTGGCGCTCGATGCGGTAGTCGTCGATATCCGTATGCGAGCCTGGAGCGGCAAGCCGGGCTGGAGCAAGGTCGCTCTGCTGCAGACCATCGGCCCGGGCTACTACACGCACATCCCGGCGCTCGGTAACACGAACTACAAGGGCGGCCCGATCAAGCTCAGCGACCCGCAATCGGGGCTGACGCTGTTCGGCTCTCACGTGGGCCGCGAGCGCCGCGCCGCGATCTTGCTCTGCGGCTGCGCGGACTACGAGCGCTGCCACCGGAAGACGGTGGTGGAACTGCTGCAGGCTGCGCGATGAGGATGGACGTGAAAAGCATCACGCTCACGCCCGAGGAGATGGAGGCGTTTTACGATATCTGCTACACCCGGCGTGAGTGGGAGTGCCGTTACTGCAAGACGCTGGCTGAATACGAGTGGAAGGATTGCAGCCACAAACCCGATTGCCTCGCGTTCGTCACTTACAGGCGCGTACGAGCTTGGCTCGACTCCTGCAGGGATGCAAAGGCGGCGGCCCAATGAGCATCCGCATCCTCTCCCTCTGGCAGCCCTGGGCGTCGGCTATCGCCCACGGGGCCAAGCGCTACGAGACACGCTCCTGGGCCACCGACTACCGGGGCTGGATCGCCATCCACGCAGCCAAGCGATCCGCCGACGTTCCGTATCCGGACGAGTGGGGCAAGCTGCCGTCCGGAGCCGTGGTAGCCATCGCCTGGCTCCAGGACATCCACGCGATCCGCCCCGAGTTCACAGCCGATCTCACACTGGCGGAGCGCTACTGGGGCGACTACACGACCGGCCGCTTCGCGTGGGAACTGCGCGACGTGCGCCCCCTCGCCCAGCCATTCCCGTACCGCGGATCCCAGGGACTCCGCGCCTACGCGCCCCCGCTTCCTGGCGAGCTGCGCCGAGCCTGCAAGGAGCACTACCCCGCCAACTGGCCGGAACTGCGCCGCCAGGTGCTCGAACGGGCCGGGCACAAGTGCGAGTGGTGCGGCATCCCCAACTACACGCCGCTTCCGTCGGGACAGAAGGTCGTCCTGACCACCGCCCACATCATCAACCCCGACCCGGCCTGCGATGACCTGAACGGTCTTCAATCGTTATGTCAGCGCTGTCACCTTCGGTACGATCGGCCGCTGCATCTCGCGGTCCAGGCACACCAGCGACGGGCACAGCGATACGCGAAGCAGCTTCTCCTGACGGGGACGGATCAATGAGCCGAACCACGCGCTGCCTGCTGATCCCCGATCCCGACTGGACGCCTACCCCGCCGGCCACGGAATCCCGCAAGCCGACCTTGCTCCAGCCCGGGCACCCGGACAACTTCCAGACGCCCCCTTCGGCCCTCGACCCTCTCTGGGCGCACATCCCGGCCGGCGCTCGGGTATGGGAGCCGGCCTGCGGCCAGGGCAACCTCGCGAGCGCCTTCGAGCAGCGCGGGCATCCGGTGGTGGCCAGCGACATCCTGACCGGGCAAGACTTCCTGACGTGGGAGCCGGCAGGCTGGGACGTCATCATCACCAATCCGCCCTATTCGATCAAGGATCGGTGGATCGGCCGCTGCTATGAGCTCGGCAAGCCGTTCGCTCTGCTACTGCCGCTCACGGCCCTGGAAGGGCAGCGGCGCCAGGCGCTCTACCGCCGGCACGGGGTGCAGCTCATCCTGATGCCGAAGCGCGTCAACTTCCAGACCCCGAACGACCGGGGCTCGTCCGCGTGGTTCGCTACGGCCTGGTTTTTGGGCGGATTCGATCTCCCGTCGGACCTGCTCTTCTGGCAGCCGCCGGCCGAGCCGGATGGGCTGTTCGCCGAGGCGGCCCGATGACGCAGTTCATCCTCACGGACGCGGAGCGAACCATCTGCCGGAAGATGCTCGCGCGCTACAGGCACCCCCGCGCCGACCATGCGCAACTCGAACTGGTCGCTCACCTGGCCGTCTGGCAAGCCAGGACCAGCCACGCCGCGACCCTGCCGCAGATAGCAAGCATCGTCCGCAACCACGTCGTCGCCGAGCTCCGCCATCAGTGCGGCGACCAGAGGAACCACGCCGGTAAGCTCAGGTCCGAGACGCTCCGCGAATCCGATCTCGACACGCTCTCCGGCTGGCCGATCCCCCGCACCAACCCTGCGCTAGATCACGCCCTGGCCGTCCGCGCCGCACTCTGCGCACTGAAGCCACTGCACCAACGGGTTGCCTGGCTGCTCGCTGACGGGTTCACCTACGTCGAAGCGGCCCGGATCATCGGCTGCAGCCCGTCCTACATCCAGAAGATTCGCCAGAGCATCCAGCAAGCCTTAGCGGATGTGGTCACTCTCCACTGAAAGCACCACACCCCGCCATGAACTACCCCACGTCCACCGATACCCGCCTCGTTGCAGCCGCCCAGCGCGGCGACATCCGCGCCGCCGACGAGCTCGTCACCCGCAACCGGCCGCTCGTCCGCAAGCTCGCGGCCCGCTGGAAGGTGCCCGGGCTCGAACAGGGCGACCTCACCCAGGAACTCTCGCTCGCCATCCTCACAGCCATTGAGCACTACACCCCGAGGCGCGGGGCCACCTTCCACACCTACCTGCGCGCCGTGCTCTACCGGCGCTACCTCACCACACTCCGCAGCGCCGCGACAGGAGGACGCGCGATCTTGACGAACGCCGCCGAGCATAAGGACGAGCTGGACCAGGGCAGCATCGAGAACGATGACATCATCGCCGCCACGGAACTGCGCGAGGAGTTCGACGCCTCGCTCAAATCCGTCTTCACGGAGCTCGAACGCCGCCTCTTCTGGACGCTGGTAGACACCGGCTGTACCGCAACCGAACTCGCGCCCCACTTCGGGCTCTCTCCCGACCACGCCCGGCGGATCATCCGCCGATGCCGCCAGCACCTCTCAACCACCACAATGGAGACCTTGCACTAAATGACCACCTTAGAAACCGCGCGCCTCAAAGCCGCACTCAGCCTCGCTGACGGCAACATCACGCTCGAACAGATGGGCAACCGCCTGACGCTCAAATCCGACGAGTTTCCGATCCGCCTGGAGCAGCAGATCCCTGTAGAAGACCCATCCCCCAACGGCGACTTCAAGAGCGTCTACATCAAAGCGTCCGCACTCGCCCCGATCATCAAGGGCATCCGCGCCGAGCAAATGCAACTAGGCACGGCCCACGACGGCGAAGCGCCCCCAAAGATCAAGGTCGCCTACGGCTCCGTCGATGTGTCCGCCATCGGGATCGCGGAGCCGAGTAAAATCCCGTGGATCGCCACCGACTCCGAGCCGACAGCGACGTTCGACGCGGCCGAGTTCAGGCAGGCGCTCCGCACGGCGCTCGAATTCGCCGTGGACGGCAACGGACTGCGCCCTGCCCTGGAAGCGATCCACATCCGGCCCGACGGCACCCACACCATCTTCGAGGCGACGGACCAACACCGCCTCATCCAGATCCGCCTGACCGAGGAGCAACTGGGATCGTTCAGCGGCGAGATGCTCATCCCGCGCGATGCAGCCGCGATGCTCGTCAAGCTGATCGGAAACGACACCGGGAGCGTCGATGTCCGAAACCTCGATTACGTCTACATCTTCACCGGCGAGCACTGGTCACTCGAATGCCGGACGATTGAGGGCCGCTTCCCGGACTGTGGCAGAGTCATCCAATCGGCGCGCGACGGGATCAAGTTCAAGGTCTACGTGGACCGCCAGGCCCTCATCGACGTGATCGCCTACCAGAAAGGCGCAGTCACGCCCGACGAGCGCATCAGCGCGTCTGCATCATCCGTGCTCTCGTCCGACGGTGAAGAGCTCGTCATCACCGCGTCCAACAACATGAGCAATCTCGCCGCCCGTATTCCGCTGCGTCACCCGGACTCCGAGAACAGGCATCCTGACGGCCTGCTCTTCTGCGCCGCGCCCGAGTACCTGCTCTCGATCCTCAAGGCCTTCGACTCACCAGAGATTCGCTTCTGCCTGGCGGGCGATCCGCTCTGCCCCATCGTGGTCACCGCGCCCGACGGCAACGACGCCTTCTGTATCCTGATGCCGAGGCACCAGTGATGCCCGACACCTACCGCGCCGAACCAGCGCTTCCGGACACCTGCACCGTCATCGTCACCGACAGCGCCGTCCAGGCCGCACGCAACCACCTCGGGATGTCGGGCGAACCAGTGGACGTGAAAGCCGCGCTCTCGACCGCCATCCGGCACCACCTCTTCCGCGCTCCCGACCGGTCAGGAAACAAGACGCTCTGGGGCTCAAACCTCGCCGGTCGTTGCCTCGTGCTGGTGACCACGAAAGCGCCCGAGAACCCGTCACACCTCGTGGTCACCACCGCCGGCCCGCCGCACTACTACCGCGAGTTGCGCCAGCTCTGGCGCGATGCGATGGGCAAGCGCACGCAGGCGCAGCGCGACGCACGGCGGCAGTACCGCGCCCGGAAGAGGCAGAGCGACCGTAACAAGCACGTGATGCGGTAAAGTGCGCTCAACCCCCTCGCACGCACCCGCACGCACGTAGAGCGCCACTCACCGCGTATAGGCTGACCGGATACCCCCGGCAGCCTCGATGCACCCCGCTACTCCCCCACCCCCGCTCGCACAGGATGCGGCCTGATGCCCGCGCCCGTCGTCACCCTGCTCGGGACGGCGTCCGCCAACGACGCTACCACTGTCTCGACGATCACGACGGCCGTCGCTGTGCCCGCCGGGAGTCTGGTCGTGCTGCTGCATACCCCATCGGTCAGTCTCCCTCCGGTTACGGACAGCGTGGGGAACACCTACACGCCTGAAGTCCTCGGGACAACCCGGGGAATGGGCTACTGGTGCAGGCGGTGCCTCGCGATGCCGGCGGGTACCGTGATCACCGTGAACTACGGCGCTTACCCCCTAAACCCCAGGGTCATGGCTGCTTACGCCGTGACAAACGTACTCGAAGACATCATCGAGAGCGTCAGGTCCCACGTGCGGGACCCAGTTTTCCCTGCTACCGTCCACAACTTCACCCAGCAGGACGGAATCCCGACGCCGAACGGTCGCAAGTGGGCGGCCATCGCCTGCTGGGAGTGGGACCCGACAGCCGCGGCCCTGGCGGGGCAGAGCGTCACCGGCGAGCTTACGTTCAACGGGTCGGGCACCGCCGGCGTTTACGGGATGGCCTACGCTTCGGGCGACGGCGACAACGCCGGCAGCCCGGTTGGGATCCTGAGTCCGTCAACCGGCGCGTGGGCGACCGACGAAGACTTTCAGATCACGCTCTCCGCGTCCACATACGCTGACGGGGTCGCCTTCGTTTGGTGGGAGCGCCACCCCGCCAGCGCCGGGCACGCGATCCACCCTCTGACGAAACAGCGCCTCGTAGCGCGCCTCTCCGGCGACAACCTCGTTGTCGATGTGACCGACGCCCCGGAGAGCGGTACGGTGGTGCGGAGCGTAACTGTGGACGCCACCCGGCCCTGCCGCGTGCCACGGATCATCATCGGGAGCGACGGTATCGCGGACCTGATCTACACGGGCGTCGATCGTACCTACAGCATTTCCGATCCGACCGTGATCGAGAACGAGTCGAAGACGATCTATCTCGCAGAGAGCGAGGACATTGGGCGCACGTGGATACTGCGCGGCGCGATCTATGGATTGGCTGGCATGCAAGGCGAACTGGCTACCTACGCAATCGGAGAGGCGCTCGACGGCCGCAGGCTGTTCGTCATCGCGGTCTACAGCGAGTACAGCGGCGAGTGGCAGATCACCGTCGGTTATCGCGGCTCCAGCGGCGACGGCATCACCTTCTCGTCACCGCTGACCGTCGCCACTGCCGCGCGGCCCGTGCAAGGCGAGCTGCGCCAGGACACGGACACCGGAGCGTGGGAGCTCCTCTACCTACCGCAGGCGGCCGGTTCCAATTGGTCCATCGTCCGCTGTTACGACCTTTCCGCCGACGGGACGGGCACCTGGAGCTAAAGCGATGACTGACAGGATGAGTGACAGCACCTTCTACAAGTTCCGACGCAACTACAGCAGGGAAGACGAAGCGGATCGGCTGCTCATCAAGGCCGGGGCCGGCCGGGACCCGGAGTATCCGGCCTATGCTCGACACGACACGCCTCGCCACTATCGCTGGCGTGAGCCGGGCGACATCGCCGAGTTCGAGATCATCGCGCCCGACCCGTTCACTAGCCTCGAAGCGATGGACATGGTGGACTCGATCATGCGCGAGGCGAAGCTTACGGACCGCGAGCGCTGCGCCTACGCGCTCCACCACTACGCGCAAGCGCCGCCGCCCGACGGGGCGAAGCTGATGGGCGTCAGCCTGCGCAGCTACTTCGACTACCGTGCTAACGCACAACGCAAGCTAGCGGCAGTCGTCGCCGAGAAGGAGGGTGAACACGATGGGTAGGACAGGCAGCTTCCTGTGGACGCACCCACGCGAAGAAGCGGCGTTCCTTGTCGCCGAGGACAGGCTGACGGATCAGGCCATCGCCGACAAGGTGGGCGTCTGCGAGCGCACGTTGGACAAATGGAAGGCGCGCCCGGAGTTCCGCCTGCGCGTCGATGAGCACGTCGCCGAATTCAAGCGCCTCGTCCGCTCCCGGGGACTTGCCATCCTGGAGCGCCGCGTCGATCAGATGAACGACCGGTGGAAGCGGATGCAGCAGCTAATCTTGGAGCGCGCGGAGTCCACCGAGAACGGCGGTTTTGCCGGCCGCACGACGGGACTCCTGGTCGTGCAATACAAACAGCTTGGCGAGGACATCGTGAAGGAGGTGGCCGTAGACACGGGGCTGCTCAAGGAGATGCGGGAGTTGGAGAAGCAGGCCAGCCAAGAGCTGGGCCAATGGGCTGAGAACACGGTAGTCGAGCACAGGGATGGATCGGGGATCGTAGATGCAATACAGCGCAAGTTGGATAGCCTCGCAGCCGCCGCAGGCGCGACAGAGGTTCATCCAAAGCCTGAACCAGACTGAAGCGGAGCGGCTCCTCTACCTCTGGCCGTTCTGGGCGCGGCACAACCAGTTGCCGCCGGCTACTGCCTGGCGGACCTGGCTCATTCTCGCCGGCCGGGGCTGGGGCAAGACGCGCACTGGTGCGGAGTGGGTCTGCCAGCTCGCGGAGTCGGGCAAGGCGAAGCGGATCGCGCTCGTCGCACGCACGACGCCGGACGTGCGCGACGTGATGGTCATGGGCGAATCCGGCATCCTGGCGATATCCCCGCCGTGGAATAAGCCGAAGTACGAGCGGACCATGCGCCGGATCATCTGGCCGTCCGGCACTATCGCCACGACCTACTCCAGCGAGGAGCCCGACCAGCTCCGCGGCCCGCAGCACGACGCGGCTTGGGCCGATGAGCTTGCGACCTGGAGGTATGAGGATGCGTGGTCGAACCTGCGCCTCGGTCTCCGCCTCGGCACCGATCCGCGCTGCGTCGTCACGACTACTCCGCGCCCGACGAAGACGATCAAACAGCTCGCCGCCGCACCGGACACCGTGGTGACCAGGGGGAGCACCTACGAGAATCGCGGCAATATGGCCGACGCCTTCTTCGACACGATCATTCGTCAATATGAAGGGACCCGCCTCGGTCGCCAGGAGCTCCACGCCGAGATACTCGACGACAACCCGAACGCCATGTGGAGCCGGGACACGCTTGATGACTGCCGCCGCATCGCGCTCCCGGCCCTTCAGCGCGTCGTCGTCGCGGTCGATCCGCAGGCCGGCGACATGGAGGCCGTGAACGGTGCGGAGACGGGCATCGTCGCGGCCGGCCTGGGCGAGGACGGGCACGCTTACGTCATCGACGATGCGAGCCTGCGCGCCAGCCCTGCGGAATGGGCGAGGCAGGTCGTCGCCGTCTACCACAAGCACCGCTGCGACCGCATCATCGCCGAGACGAACCAGGGCGGAGCGATGGTCCAGCACACGATCCGCACGGCCGATGCCAGCGTCAGCTACAAAGGCGTTCACGCCAAGCGGGGCAAGCATCTGCGCGCCGAACCCGTGGCGGCACTCTACGAGCAGCGCCGCGTTCATCACGTCGGCACGTTCGCGGCGCTCGAAGACCAGATGTGCGAATGGACGCCCGGAGACGAGAGCCCGGACAGGCTAGACGCGCTCGTTTACGCGATTACCGAGCTGATGCTCAATCGAACACAAGGGGAGTTTCACTGATGAAGACTGTCTCTCAAAATAGTACTGGTACAGAGCATTCTGTGTACCTCTCTAGATTCAAAACGCTTACGCGCGCGCCTCAGATCAGCCTATTGTCCGCGCTGAAAAGCTTGATCTGGACATCCGGCAGAGGCTTCGGCGGGTGGCTGATGATCGGCGACAGCAGCCACGACTTTTCGCCCGAACTGGCGCACGCTGACCGCAATGTCGTGGTGGGCGCGTGCCTGCGGTGGGTCTTCGACAACCTACCGGAGCCGGAACTGCAGGTTATCGAGCCGGACGGCAAAGGCGGGATGGTGCCCGATCCGGGCCACAAGCTGCTGGCCCTGATGGCGAAGCCCAACGACGACTACGACGGCGAGACGCTGATCGCGGCTGTCGCCATGAGCTACCTCCTGTCCGGCAACGCCTGGATTTACAAGGCACGTGGCGACAGCGGGCGGGGGGTCGTCCGTGCGCTCCAGTGGCTCCCGCACTGGTCCGTCCAGCCATGGCTAGACAAGGACGGCCGTTTGCTCGGATGGAAGTGCTCAATCCCAGGACGGCAGGAGCAGACGATCCCGAAGGACGACGTGATCCACATCCGGAGCGGCATTGACCCGGATCAGCCGCACCTCGGCTTCAACCGGCTCCGCGCCGCCGCGCCGTCCATCGGCAGCGACAACATCGGCGACCAGTATGAATACGCGATCCTGAAGAACATGGGGGTGCCCGGGGTGTTCATCTCGCCGAAGTCCGAGAACCAATCGTTCACTGGCGAGCAGATCCTTCGCCTGAAAGAGCTCTGGAAGCAGGCGACGACCGGCGACCAGCGCGGCTCCCCAGTCGGCAGCACGATCCCGGCGGATTTCAAGTCCGTCGGATTTTCGCCGGAGCAGATGGCGCTCGACAAGCTCCGCATCCAGCCGATGACCCGCATCTGTGCGGCATTCGGCATCCACCCGGCGGCTCTCGGGCTTGTGGTGGCCGGCGGGCCGAGCGCGTTCGACAACGGCGGGCAGCACGAAGCGGCGCGTGAGGCCAGCTACCACGACTGCATCATCCCGATGCAGAAGCGGATCGCGAGGGCGCTGACCGTGAGCCTGCTGCCCGAGTTCGACACCAGGTCGGATCGGATGGTGCATTGGTGCTACGACGATGTGACCGTGATGCAGGAGGACACCGACGCTATCCACGAACGCGCGCGCTCCAACTACATGGCGGGGCTGATCTCCCTCAACGAGGCGAGAGCTGACCTGGGGCTAAAGGCGATAGCCGGCGGGGACGAGATCACGCCGCACAGCGCGCCGGATCAGAGCAGCGGTGGCGACGAGGAGATGGACGAGGCGACCGAGCAGGAGAAGATCCTCTGCCGGCGGGTCGATCTGATCCGCAGGCTGAGGCAGGCGCGGACGGCGGCGGGGTTGAATGGCCGCACTGACTGACGAGCAGCGCTCCTGGTCCGGTGACCGGGGCGACGAGTTCGCCCGGTTGATCGTCTCCTGTCAGCGCGACGTGGCGCTGGCAGGGCGCGCGCACGCTTCCAGGCTCGATGAGGCGATCCGCGAACGCGGGCTGCCGAGCGGATTCGACATCCCGGAAGCGGTGGCAAGCCTGGTCGCGTGGCGCATCTCGCTGCTCCCGCTGGAGAACACGCTCCGCCGGCACGTCTACTACGAGCCCGCGATTCAGCGGAGCGACATCGTCTCCGAATACCTCGACTGGTCCGACCGGCGCCTGACGATGCCTGACGAAGACCGGGAGCGGCTCCACCAGCTCGTCGGGCTGATGATCTTCTCCCTGCTCGGGAACGCGAAGGCGGGCGGAGGAATGTCCGGCCTGTGGCGGCTGGCGGCCGAAGGGCTCTCGGCATTTACCGATGAGCTTGTCGGCGTTATGCAGCGCGTTCTGCCCAGGGCGGCGCAGGCGGGAGCCGACGCGTTCCTGGCGCAGTTCGCGCCCGACGCGACGTTTGACCTGGTCGATACCGGCGCTGATGCGGCGCTCCGGGAGTTCGCGCTCTCGTTCAGCCAGCGTACCGCGGCGGGAAGCGAGGAGCAGATACGCAAACGGCTCCTGCGCAGCGTGAACGAAGGCCACACGCCGGCTCAGGCGGCTGACGCGGTGATGGAAGAGCGCGCCTCGCTCTGGCGCTACGAGGCGGAGCGGATTGCCCGGACGGAGACGGTGCGCGCGCACTCGATGGGCCAGCTCGACACCATGGCGGATCTCGGCTACAAGACCTGGATCTGGATCACGCACAAGGACGAGCGGACCTGCACGATCTGCGGGCCGCGCAATGGTGTCGTCTACAAGATCGGCGCTCCTCCGCCTCCGGCACACCCCAACTGCCGCTGCGGCGTGGGCGCTCCGGCCGAGGCCACGGAGTCCATCCTCGACCTGATTTTGGTCGGCTCATAGCCGGCTCTGCCGATTTCTGCGGCGCTCCGTGGGTAGTGGGTGAGCACGCGCATTGCGGGCTCCATCCGGTCCCCACGCGAGATGACTCGAATTCTGAGCAAGCAGGGCGTTCGCCACTGTAGCGCGGCGCTGCTCCCCCAGGCAAAGGCGGCTGACGATGGTTCCGGCGCGGCCGGCATCATCGAGGCTGTCGTCTCGGTGTTCAACAACGTCGATGCGGTCGGGGATCGCATCCGGCCCGGGGCATTTACTCGCAGCCTGGCCCGCAAGCTGCCGAAGGGCGTCTGGGGCCACGACTGGGAGACCCCGGTCGCCAAGACGCTGGAAGCGCGCGAACTGCTGGCCGGCGACACACTGCTGCCGCAGTCGCTCGCGGAGCTGGGCGGGCTTTACATCAAGGCGCAGTTCAACCTGTCCACCCAGCGGGGACGGGAAGCGTTCAGCGACATCGAGTTCGGGATCGTAGACGAGTTCTCCATCGGCTACCGCGTCAAAGACGCCGCCTTCGACGAAGAGACCGGCATCTACGAGCTGCTGGAGATCGAGCTTTACGAATGGTCCCCGGTGCTCGTTGGGATGAACCCGGCGACGGCGCTCATCTCGTGCAAGGGGCAGCCGTTCCTTACAGCCGACGCCAGCGACCTGATAGCCCGGATCACGGACGCCAGTCTGACGCAGGACGAGCGCAAGGCCGCTTTTGCGCAGTGGTGCGCGCCGGTCCTATCGGCGCTGGACGCCAAGGGTTCCCCACCGATTTCCCACCCAGACGGGGGTGAGGCCGACACCAACACTTTGCCGGAACGGCCCCGGCACGACCAGGACGCCGCCCGTAAGGCACGGGTGCGATTTCTGGCCACGCTCGCGGCGCAAAACGGCGTTGCACTGGAAAAACAGGCACGGATATGACGCACAAGGAACTGGCCGCATCCCTCGAAGCGAAGCGGAACGAGCTTGCGGCACTCTTCGACAAGCACAAGACCGAGGCGGGCGACTATGACATGCCCGTTGAGGTCATTGAGGAAGTCAACAAGCGGAACGATGATCTGACGGAGATGGGAAAGCAGTTCGACGCGAGCTATCGCGCCCTGCAGGCCCAGGAGCAGATCAAGCGTGACGCCGAGAACGCGTCCAAGGTCGCGATGCTCCCGGTAGCCGGCCGGCCGGCCGGTGACGGCGAGAAGCGGCACATCGGCGCTGTTGACCAGATGATCGAGCTGCCGGAATACAAGGCATTCGCGCAGCGGGTCAAGGATAACGGCGACTTCGGTCGGCCGGGTCTGCGCTTCGACGTGACGCTCGATGGGCTGACGCTCAAGACGCTGATGACGACCACGACCAGCTACGCGCCCTTCGTCGGGCGTGATGATCGGCTCGTCCTGACGGCCCAGCGCCGGCCCGTCGTGGCCGATCTGATCCCGGATGACGAGACGGACGCTGGCAGCGTGAAATGGATGGAGGAAACGACCTTCACCAACGCCGCAGCCCCTGTTGTGGAAGGCGGGGCCTACCCCGAGGCAGCGCTCGTCTACACGGAGCGGACGACCCCGGTCGAGAAGATCGCCGTCTGGATTCCGGCGACCGATGAGCAGCTCGCCGACGTGGGCCAGCTCCGGAACCTGATCGAAAACAGGCTTCGCCTGATGCTCCAGCTCGCCGAGGAGAATCAGCTTCTCACCGGCACGGGCGTCAGCCCGCAGCTCACCGGATTCCTGAACAAGGCCGGCATCCAGACGCAGGCGAAGGGAACCGATCCGATTCCGGACGCCATCTTCAAGGCGATGACCAAGGTTCGTTGGACGGCGTTCGCCGAGCCCACGGGCCTAGTGATCCACCCGAACGACTGGCAGTCTGTGCGGCTCTTGAGGACGAACGACGGCAACTACATCTGGGGCCACCCGGCCGAGCAGGGACCGGAGCGCATCTGGGCGATGCCGATTGTTCCCACGCCTGCCATCACGGAAGGCACGGCTCTGACCGGCGACTTCCAGATGTTCAGCCACATCAGCCGCCGGAAGGGCATCTCGTTCAGCAGCTCCGACTCGCACGGCACCTTCTTCATTGAAGGGAAGGTCGCCATCCGCGCAGAGGAGCGGCTGTCGCTCGAAATCTACCGAGCGGCTGCCTTCGCGACGATCACCGGACTGAACGCCTAGTAGCAAGCTGCAGGGTGGGGTGGACTGATGCCGCCCCACCCTGCAGCGAGCGGAGAAATCAATGCCTGTAATCAGCAATGCTACGAAGCGGACCGTCCAGCCGAGGCCGTCGCGGATCTTCTCCAATTTCCGGCAGGAGCCCTTCTCCTCGAAGCGGGGTGGCGGCGCGGCGACCGGGGCGACCGGAGACCGCAACACTCTCCTCGTCCCGAACGGCAGCGACCACGCCGCCGGCTTCGAGTGGCACGTCAAGGGAACGCAGACGATCCTCGCGCCATCGCTCGGAACGAACGGGCTTGATATCGGGATGGATCAGTTCCTGGCCGACGGGCTGGAACTCCACAACGGGCTGACCAGCAGGTGCCCGGTAGCGCTCACGGTCGGCACCCACTCCGGCTTCGTGTCGGCGAAGGTGAAGATTGAGGACGTTTCCGGCTGCGCCAACCTGCTCGTGGGTTTCCGGGCGGCGGCGGCCTATGCGGCTGACCACAACGACTACACCGACCTCGCGGCTCTGGGCTGCGTGGCCGGCGCCATCCACTGCGTGACGATCCTGAACAACGCGGCGACCGTTTCGACGGACACCACGAACACCTGGGCAGACCTGGCAGAGAAGCGCATCTCGGTGCTCGTGTCCAGAAGCGGCGTTGTCAGCTTCGAGGTGGACGAGGCGAAGCCGACGACCGTGCCGTCGTTCACCTTCGACAGCGGCGACGTGCTCGTGCCCTTCCTCGTGTTCACCCACGCGGCGGACCTGGCGGGCGCGGTGGAGCTCACCGAGTGGAATGCGGAGCGCTACTGATGATCAGCGACAAGAGGCTATACCTCGCGGCCGACGGCGAGACCGTCGTAGAGGACGGGGACGCGCGCGCCAACACGCTCCTGGTCGGCGCGGGGAGCGAGATCGCCGACGACGACGCCAGGCGCTACGGACTGCTGCCAAAGGCGGCGGACCCCGTGCCGGCAGCCCGCGACGTGCCCGACTGGAGCGGCGAGGCCGAGAATCTGGCGCAGGATGCCGAGAAGAAGGCTGAGGGAGAGGCCGACGGCGAGACCGTCGTAGAGGACGGGGACCCGAAGCCCGAGGCCGAGGGAAAGGCGATCCATCATCCTCCGGCAACGAAAGCGCGGATCGGGCCTTCGCGCGGACGAGGGCGGTAGTAGACCGTGGCCGTCGGCGATGCCTACCCGACGAGGGCGGATGTTCAGAGCCGGATCGACGCATTCGGCCTGACGCTGACGGCTGCGCAGTCTGACGAGCTCGACGCGCTGGTGGAGGCGGCGGTGCGCGACTTCGAGCAGCGGGTCGGGCGGAAGATGCTCGCGCCTGTGGCGACGGAGCAGAGGCGCTACGATCCGCCGATCAACACGCGGGGGCTACTGCTCATCGACGACCTCGCGCGAGGTGCGGCCGCCGTCGTTACCTACCAGCCCGAGGGCGCTACGTCGGAAAGCCTGGTCCAGGGGACGGATTACTTCCTGGAGCCGGTGACGGATTGGGCGGGGGGTCCATACACCGCGCTCCGGACAACGCGGCGGTGGAGCTCGCCGATGTCGTTTCCGGTCTACGGCAGCCTGAAGATCACGGGCCGCTGGGGCTACGCGACGAGCATCCCGGCCGACGCCTGGTCCGCGATGGTGCATTCGGCGGTGGCCGCCGTCATCACGTTCGCGTCCGGGGCCGTGAGCTCGGTGGCGGCCGGCGTGAAGCGGAAGAAGATCGAAGATTTCGAGGTGGAGTACGCCACGACGAGCTACGACTCGATGGTGAGCGGGCTGCGCCGCCAGGTTGACGACGTGGTCAACCGCTACAAGCGGGTGGTGATGTGATGCCTATAGATCCCGGCAGCATCAGCCAGTGGGTTCAGACGCTCGCGATGACAGCCGGCTTCCTCGCTGGAGTGGTCGCCTCACATCAGCGGATCGTCGCGGGGATGCAGCGGCTCGACGAGCGGATGCGCGAGCACTCGACCGTTGTGAGCAACCGGCTGGAGCACGTGGAACGCGAGCTGGACATGCACGGACGGCAGCTCCAGGAGCACGCGCTAGTGCTGGCCAGGCTGGAGCAAGCTCTTGGGTCCAGCAGCATTCCGTTCCCCGTCATCGTTGAGCGTCTGGCCGAGATGAAAGAGGAGATCGAGAAGCTCCGTGATTGGCGGCACGAGACAGGCACCACGCTGCAGCACATCGTGTCGGAGCAGGCGATCTGGAAGCTGCGGCAGGAGAGTCCTGCCCCTGCCCCTGCCGCCCGTGCCAGCCGGCGGACTGCTGTGAAGGCGAGCGGGTGATGGAAGGCAAGCGCACCAAGGCATCGGCGATGACGCTGCTTATCGTCGCTGTGGCGCAGATGGCGGAGGCCATGGGCTGGCTGCCGCACATCAGCGAAGATATGCTCCGCGCCGTGGCTGACGCAGCTATCGGGGCGGGACTACTGGGCGTGTGGCTGAAGGTGGACCGCGACACGACGGACACGCTTCAGACGATAGGAGACAGGCAAGTATGAACATCAAGAACGCTTTGGAGTGGGTGATACGCTGGCTGCCGACACTCGGAGGACTGGTTGCCATCATCGAGATTGACCCCAGGACGGTAGTGGGGGCAGAGAAGAAGGCGTGGGTAATTGAGCAGTTCAAGATCATTGCTGGGGAATTGCTTCCCGCGAACCTCGTTCCCATCGGTGTCGCTCTTGCCCCGCTTGCCGTTGATGCGCTAGTAGCGCTCGCGAACGCCACGGGTTTTTTCAAATCATCCGCCGGGCCCTCCGTCGCGCCCTCGCCCGAGGGATAGAGCAGGCCATCGTGGACAGGGCTATACGCCACTTCGGCGACCGGCCGACGCGCGAGGGCTTCAGCACGACGATAGGCGGCGACGGCACGAAGTGGCTGTGGTTTCACCGGAGGTTCTGATGCACTGGAGCGACGAGGATTACGCGCGGTCGATGGTGTGCTTCTTCATCGTCGTCGCGATCCTCTGGTATTTCCTGGTGCTGCGAGGATGATGGCGCCCGCGATGAGCTACACCCCGCGCGGGACCAGCGACCTGCACGCCCGCCGCCGGCGCGAGGCGATCCGCCGCTTCGTCGGCAAGGTCACCTTCCGCTCGGCGCTCGACGCTACCATCGTCGCGCTCACCATTGCGCTCGCCGCCGCTTTCGCCGTCCTCGGCTGGCTGATAGGACTGGAGCCGCGATGACCCTGCTGAGCAACGCCATGCTGCGCCGGGTGATCGCGGCCAAAGGCTGGCCGGAGCCCGAGCCCGGGATCATCCACGTCTTCGGCATCCGAGGCGCGATGCCCATCAACCCGACGGCCGTCACACGCGTAGCCCAGCGCCTCGACGCGTGGGATGACACGGTGGGCGTCTTCGGCTCGGAGCTGCGCGTCTGGCGCGCCACGACCGATCCCGGCCACTACTACACGCGCACGCCGCTGAACCCCATCGGCGCGGCTCGCCTGGAGCCGGGAGCCTACACCTACCGGCGCGGGCTGCATCAGGGCCGAGTGCCAGCGTTGGTCCAGGCCGGACCGGTTCTGGTGGCGCGCGACAGCAACCGCGACGGTCAGGCGCAGGTCTACGAGCCTCGCTTCAAAGGCTGGTTCGGAATCAACATCCATCCAGGGCGGGGCTCGAGCATTGGCCGTTGGTCCGCCGGCTGCCAGGTGATCCCGGAGCCCGGCTGGGCCGACTTCTGGGCGACGATCAACGCTCATCCGCAGCCGCTTTACCGGTACTACCTTCTCCGCGCGGAAGACCTGCCATGACCGACGCCGTCTTCCAGAGCTTGCTGCCCCACACCGTCACCATCCAGCGGCCGACGGACACGATAGGCGGGGCGAAAGCGCCCACGGTCACGTACGTAACGCAGGCGACGGGCGTCGTCTGCCGCATCAAGCCGGTGCGCGCGGACACGAAGCAGGCCATCGCTGGGATGGTGTTCGACAGCACGCACAAGGGCTACTTCCTGCCGGCCGCGGTGATCCGCGAGCAAGACCGCGTGATCAAGGGCGCGGAGACCTACCGGGTCGTCGGGGTCGAGCCTGCCATTGAGCAGAGCGCGCTCCATCATCAGACGGTCCATCTCCTGAAGGAAGGGCCGGTAGCGTGATCAGCCTGGAGTTCCGTGAGAAGGGAGCCGGCTGGAATCCGCGCAAGTGGCGCGATCTGCCGGAAGGGCTGGAGCGCGACCTGGCGCGGCTGATCGCCGTCTGGGCGCAGCGGCTCATGACGGAGGCAAAGCAGACGGTCGCCGTGGATACCGGCAGCCTCCGGGCCAGCATCAACGCGCAGCTCTACGAGAAGGCGCGCGAGACCGTGGCACGGGTCGGCACCAACAAGAAGCACGGGCCGTACGTCGAGTACGGCACGGGGCTTTACACGACCTATCCCGGCAAGACGAAGAAGCGGATCACCGCCAAGCTCGGCAAGGCGCTCCGTATCCCGGTGGGTCGCTTCCGGAGTGTGCGGGCAGCCGTGACGGCCCAGCCCGGCCTCGCGGGCGTTGACCAGGTCGGGCCGCGCAGCGTCGATGCTTACATCTTCCGCCGCAGCATTCGGGGTATGCGGGCGAGGCCGTTTATGCAGGGTCTGCTCAAAAGGCACGCGGGTGACATCGAGCGAAGCATCCTGCTGCTCGTCTCGAACCACGCCAACCGACTCTAGCCTGCCGATTTCCGGGCAGCAGCGTGGGTAGTGGGTGGAGAGCGACAGCATGAGGTGGGTTAGTGGCGAGACTGCTCGCGTCGGAGATCAGCCTGGAGTTGAGGCAGTCGCTCGCCAGTGCGGCGTTCTCGTTCGCCATCGCGACGATACCGACGGGGCGCGATCCGCGAGCGTTCGAGGCGGACACCGACCGGTTCCCGGCGGTGGTCGTGCAGGTGGCGCAGACGGACGTTCTGCCGATGGGGATCGGCGGCGGGCTGAAGGTCCAGCACGATTTCTCGATCTACCTGCTCTTCCTGCAGTCCGCCGGCGCGGACCTGAACTTGCTGAAGCTCGGCTACGGCGCGGAGCTGGTGGACTGGCTCTGCGTGAACAAGGCCGGCGTGAACTACAAGCTCAGCCTGGAGTCGGGCAGCGGTATCCGGGTGGACTACGAGCCGCGTGAGGAGGCGATCTATCAGGCCGCCGGCCAAGCGCTTTCCATGCTGCGAATTGATTTCAGCGTTCATCAGAAGTTGAGCGTTGCGCTGTGAGTGACGAGGTGACGTGGTGACGACGAAGAGCAAACCGCACGGCCGCTGGTTCAAGTGCCTGGAGAAGTCCCGAGTCGTCTGCGCCGGCCTGCTCTGGGAGCCCGGCAAGGCGCAAGAGGTGCCCGAAGATGCGGTTCCGATGCTTGACGAGCATCCCGTTTTTGAGCGCGTAGACGCGCCGGCCTCAGCAGAAAAGGCCGCCGAGAAGGCTGACGAGAAGGAAACGGTGAAGACCAATGGCTGAGGTTTATTCCGGTTGGGAAGGCAGTCTGCTCTGGAAGGCGGAAGTCACGCCCGGTACCCCGGTGGTGCCGGACACAGCGCTCGGCTACGTCAAGAACGTCCAGACGTCCGGCAACTCCGGGCTCGAAGAGGAGGGCGCGGTCGGCACGTGGAAACCCGCGAGACTCGAAGAAGGCGTGCTCGACATGACGGGATCCTGCGAGTTCCTGCCGATTGACGCGACGGCACTCGGGCTCGCGATGCGCAATACCACGACCGGCAAGCTCAGCAGCTACTCCATCCATGCGGGTGGCGGCGGGCCGGGCGTCACGCAGACGGGTGTGAAAGTGAACCAGTTCCGCGGCACGGTGGATGCCGGCGGCCGGCTGCGCTGCTTCCTGGAGTGGATGGCGCTGGCGGACGCCGACGCGGCGGCAATCGCGGCCGTGGTGCCGACGGCGCAGATGTGGAACTGGGCGGAGTGCAGTCACAACCTCTCCGGCGAGATCGAGGGGATGGAGTTCACCGTCTCCCACAATGTCCAGCGTGTGCCCGTGATCTCGGGTACGGGCACTACCCTGCCGGTGCCGACGGCGGCCAGGGCGGCGTATCGCCTGGTCGAAGGGCGTCAGTCCATCCGGGCGACGATGCGTTTCTTCGCGCGTCCGTCGCAGACGGTTATCGGAGACGTGCTGACCGAGATCGCGTCAATGACACTGATCGCCAAGGCGCACGGATTCGCTGCGCTGTCGATCCCCCAGCTCACGTTCACGTTCACTGAAGGCAAACCTGTGCGGCGCGAGAACAGCTTCAGCGAAGACGGGTTGTCCTCCTGGCCGCTCGAACTCGCGTTCAAGAACATGACGGTCGCATACGCGCTCGTTTAGTAAGGTGAGGCTGAATGAGGCAGTTTGGTTTGAGGGATGAAGAGCAGCCCGGCGCTTCGAGCAATTGCGCGCTGGTTGATACGGCGCAAGATGAAGCGTATCCGCCGGACCGGGAAGCGGTAGGCGATCAGGAGAGCGGCGAGTGGGACTTCAGCGCCGACGCGCTCTTCGTCGATGAAACGCGGCCGAGGCGCATCGAGGTGCCCGGCCGTCCCGGCGACTGGATCGAAGTGCGGGTGGCGCCGGACACCGTGGCCAAGGGACTCTCGCGGTTCACGAAGACGATTGCGCAGTATCAGGCGGGGCGGAACGCGATTAGCAACGAGGCGAGCATCACGTTCGACGGCCGTGAGATGGCGCTCTACAAGCGCCGGGAGTGCATCACAAACTTCAGCCTGACCAACCGTTCGACGGGGCAGGTAGTGACGCGACATCCGCGCGACGTGAGGGCCAACGACAGGGTCTACGGCTCCTGGACGGGCAAGTTCGCCGACTGGGTAGACGAGCAGATTCAGATCGTCAACGGGTGGGATGATGCGGGCCGGGCGGCCCGTGAGCACTTTTCTGACGAGGCTGGCGGCTAACTACCGCGCCATCCTCGCAGCAGGTGACAGCGGCGGGAGCGGCCCGCCGGTCACGCTCCTGGAAGCGCGGCTGATCGAGCTGCGGGGGTTCCTGGAGAAGGGCGTGCTCCTCCGGCCCGGGGGGATCGGGGACCAGCATCCCCTTTACGTGGATGCGATGTCGGCGCTGATGTCGGCTGAAGCCGAGTGGATGCAGGAGCAGCGAAAGCGGCAGGGATGAGCGACAAGGAACTAGCGATCGTACTGCGGGCACGGGCGGACATCGCGCCGGCCTTCAAGCAGCTTGAATCCGCGCTTTTGAACGTCAACCGTCACCTCGGGACGATCCGAGCGCAGGCGGTAACCTTCCGCGGCACGATGGTAGCGGCGCTCAACGCTGTCCGAGCAGCGGCGACGGGGATGGCCATGGGCATCTCGCGCTCCACGCGCCAGAGCGGCATCTCTCTCCTTCGCCTGGCCGAGCAGATGCGCGCGCGGTCTGCCGCGATGTCAGGAGGCGCGCAGTTTCGCGGCGGCGCGGGCGGGATGCTGCAAGGTATGGCTGCGCGCGCCCTGGGTGGAGCTGGGGCGCTAACCGGCGGGATGGGGGCGGGGCTGCTGGGCGCGAGCACGGCTATGCCCGCGTTGTTCCGCTCGTTCGGGCAGCTTGGCACGGTGATCCGCAACGTCGCGGGGATCGCGGGCAGTCTCTTCGTGCCGATGGTGACGGGGGCGCTGTCTCTGGCGCAGACCATCGGCGGCACACTTATGAGCGCCTTTAACGGGCTGCTCTCTTGGGTCCGGACTGCGGGCGGCGTCATCCTGAATTGGCTGCATAAGGCGGCGCTGGGCGGTGCAGCACTGGCGGCGGCAATAGGCGGCGCGGCGGCGCTGGTCGCTCGGCACGGGCTACACATCAACGAGTTGTTCAGCAGCGCCCAGATCGGCTTCAGCACATTGCTCAAGAGCTCGTCGCAGGCGACGGGTTTCATGGCTGCCTTGCGCAAGGAAGCGCGGACTAGCGCTTTCGAGTTTGTGAATCTGGTCGGATGGGCGCAGAGCCTCCTCGCGGCTGGGTACAGACTCAAAGACATCATCCCTACGATGCGAGCGCTTGGAGACGCAGCGTTCATCCAGGGCAGCCACGGCGCGGCGGAACGAATGGAGCGGCTCGTGTACGTGTTCCGCGAGGTGATGAACAAGGGCCGCATGATGGGCAGTGAGATCATGCAGATGGCGAGTGCGGGGATCAACGCGCGCGCGCTGCTCAAGATCCCTCAGGGCCAGGATGTTGGGCTGCTAGACATATCAGGAGCTGCAGCCATCCCGCGCCTCATCGCTGGCATACAGAACCAGTTCGGGGGAATGCAGGCGAAGCTCGCCGAGACGATGACGGTCACCATTTCCAACATTCACGACGCCTGGAACGATTTCACAGCGCAGATTACTGAGGGGTTTTGGAAGAGTTGGACGCGCGCGCTCCAGGGCGTGCTCAAGATGTTCAACTCGATGAACGAGAGCGTGGCCGGCAAGAAGCTGATCGGGATGCTGACCAGTGGCTTTGATGCGCTGGGGGTGTTCGTAGAGAAGCTCGCGGGGCAGCTCCCCACGCTGACCGAGCAACTCGTCGATTTCCTCACGGGCGAACGCTGGCTGCGCTTCCTCGCCACGGCGCGCGCCGTCTTCGACGAGATCATGGCGGCGGCGGGCCGGCTCATCGCTTGGTTCATCGGGGCGTGGCCGTCGATGTGGTCTACGGCGCAGGGCGTGGCCGTCTCGGCGGTGCGCGTGATCGGCGGCGGCATCAGCGGCCTTATCGAGGTAGTGCGCGAGTTCTGGGGCAGCCTGGGTACCGGCGACAGCATCTGGGTGCGTTTCGCTCAGGCCGGCCTCGCCGTCATCCGGATGCTCATCCTCGCCGTCGGCGAGCTGTCCGCGCAGCTCATCGGCGCGCTCCACCCGTCGAAGATCATCGGCGACTTCGTGTCGAAGAAGTTCGGGGGCGTTTGGGGGAGTGAGGCGGCCAAGCATTTCGGCGGCGGAACGGTGCCGATCATGCAGGCTGCCGCGCGCGGTGGAGCCGGCCTGGCGGCGGCGGGCGTGGGTTCGATCAACCCTTTGCAGATCGTCGCGGCGATTAAGCCGGCTTTGGCGCAGATCGGTAGCGCGATGGTGCCCGCCAATCTCGCGGCTGCGGGACAGCGCGGATTCAACGCTTTCGGCGCGGGGATGGACGACTTCATGGCGCGTGTGGCGGGCAACGCTGACGCGCACTTACGAGGGATGCGCGCAGGGATCGGGCCTGCGGTGGCGGCAGCCTCGGGGTTGGCTCCGGCGCACGACATGTCCGGGCGCGGAGGTGGTGCTGGTGGCGGGGCCGGAGCAGCAGGCGGGCTGCCGCCGCTGGACTTCACGAAGAAGGCCAAGCCCGAGTCGGTGGCGCAGATCCTCTCCCTGACGGAGAGCATCATAGACGCGACGAAGGAAGGCGTGACGCTTGCCCAGGAGCAGGCAGCGGCGATGGGCAACCAGCGCGAGGCCGCGATGCACGTCCTGCGCGTCCTGGAGCAGCAGGTCGGCTCGCTCAAGGCGGCAGAGCACGAGCAGCTTCGCTTGCTGGCCGTGACGCAGCCGTGGTCCGCCGACTGGATCAAGATCGCGAAAGCCGTCAGCGAGACCCGCAAGGAGATGCTCGGTGCGCGAGCTGCGGCGCGTGACCTAGCGGTGGACACGTCGAGGATAAGCGCGGCTCTCTCCACGTCGGAGAAGATGATGTCGCTGGCGCGGGATGCGGGGATGTCGAACGGCGCGGTGCAGTCCATCGCGGCCGAGCAGCAGGGCATCCTCACGCAGCTCCTTTCGATGGAGCGTTCCCGGCTCGGGATGGTGGAAGCCGGGACCGAACAGTGGCACAAGCAGCGCGGGGTCATCGTCGATATCGTGTCGAAATTCGTCACGCTGCGGAAAGAGATCCAGGAAGCCAACGGCGAGGCCGGTAGGTTCCGTCCGTTTATGCCGGCGACACCCTTCGGGGTGCGCGGCGTGGGGCCGGAGATGGGGATGGGACCATCCGCCGGGGTGACCGGCCTGGCGAGGATGGCGGGCGAGATGCTGCGGCAGGCGTTGTCCGCTCCGTCCGGCGGACCGGGGATGCTGGCGACGGCTCCCGCAGGCGCGGGGCTGGTGGTGTCCCCGATGGCGACGATCAACGTTTCGACGCTCAACGACCTGACGACTATCGAGCAGGTGGCGCGCCGAGCGGCGGATCAGTCGGTAGACAAGGCGGTCCGGCGGCTGACGAGCATCGCGCGGGATCGCGGCCAGACGCGTTAGCGGACGCGCTGCCAGTAGGACGTATTGCCTTCTGCGTCTTTGTTCGCGAGGATGATCTTCTGGCCGTCCGGCGTGATCTCGCCGCTTGTCGTCGCCGGCTCGCCGCCATCCTTGCTGCTTACAATGAGGGTGACCGTGCTGCCGGTTTGGGTCCACGTGATGTCGAACATGGTGCCCATCGCCGCGAAGGTGCCTTTGCCGCCAGGCTGGAGTTCAATCTCGAAGGGGATCATCACCCACTTCCCTTCGGCCGACGGCGGCTTGCTGATGCTAGGCAGCTTGTTGCAGCCGGGCGAGAGCAGCGCGAGAGCGAGCACCAGGCAAAGCGCTAGTCGTAGATGCGGCGTGTTCATACCAGCTAGTAACGCTGGACCGGCGGAAAGTCCTCCATCGGGTGCCCGGGCGTGCTAGAATCCGGCAAGTCCTGCTCGGGTGATACGTACGCCCGTGGCTGGATGGGGGCGCGGGGCGCCCTCCCCTACTGGGGGATGTGCCAGGGCACTCCGGATTGCTCTGCTTTCGGACAACCCCGCGCTCCACACCATGCCGAGGTCCCCGGACACAGACGGCTCCGGCCGCGCAGGACAGGTCCACCGGAGCCCCGGGGCCTCGGCTCGGTCGCGCGCCGTTGTAGCTCAGTCTGGCAGAGCGGCTACCTCGTAAGTAGCGGGTCGCAGGTTCGAATCCTGCCGGCGGCTTCGGTTACTGCGGCTTCTCGCCGCTGATCGCATCCCGCGCCGCTTCCACCGCGCGCCTCGCCGCGTGCATCGCGTCTAGCGTCTCCTGGCAGGGCGTTTCGGCGTAGTCCTCCCGCCGCCAGCGGAACGCCGCCTCTGCTATGGACAGATCAGCCCGACGCATGGCCTCTTCGAGTCCGCTCGCCGCTCCCTCTCGCACCAGATCATCGACCCGCGCGCGCAGCTTCTCTTCCCGTCGGTTCGCTCCGTCGAGATTAGCCTGCGCCTCACGGATCTTCGCCTGCCAGTGGCCCGCGTCGTATTGCGCCTTCTTCCAGGCGTGGACGGCTCTGTCGAACTCCGTCTGCTCGTATGCCATCACCTACTCACCGGCGAACGGGTCGATGTAGCCGTCACCGGGAGCCGGCGCAGCGCCAGCAGCCACGGGAGCGCCCCGATCCCCGGCAGGCTTGTCGAGGCCGCGCAGGTTATCGCACACCACTTCGTAGACCGTGCGCCGGCCGCCGTCGTTCGCGTCGTAGGTGCGCACCTGCAGCCGGCCTTCAGCCGCGATCAGCCGGCCCTTGCCCAGGTAGTTGGCCGCGAACTCGGCGCTCTGCCGCCAGGCGACCAGCGTGACGAAGTCGGTTTCTTTCTCGCCATTCGCGCTCTTGAACGGCCGATCTACGGCGATACGC